ACTCTAGATACTAGTGTTGGTGAGCTTGATACATTAGTTGAAAGAATTAATCATTTAGCTACTCTTAAGGACGTTACTATTACTTATATTACAGAAGGAGATTTACTGTAGTATGCTAGTGATGGTACATGGCACAATATTCAACCATCAGCATTAGGTATTGGCGGTGGTGAAGGTGGAGGTGTAGTAGATACTTCTGTAGTAAAAGCTTTGATTAAATCTGAAGGTAGTAAACTATTTATAAGTAAACTATATGATGATGTATCTTCAGGTATAATTACTTTCAACGGTGGTTTGAGAAGTAATAAAATGACTTATCTAAATCAAGGAGTTTAGATGGGTACTTTTATTACTGGTATGATTGGTGGTACTGGTGCTCAAATAGATAAAGACGGTAGAGGTGAAATGACTAGTCTTATTCTTAGAGAGTTCTTAGAAGTACCAGAATTGAGATTTAATAAGATAGATGTAGTAAGTGGTGAACTATGGAATTCAATAGCATTTGGTACTATTGAAGATGTAGACTTAGTTAACCAAATAGTTACATTGAAACTAGAAGAAGGTGAATATAGTGGTATACATGTAAATGATATATGTAGAGGTATATTCCATAATTTTGATGGAGTTAATAATACTGAAACTGGTACTGACGATTGTGGGTTTGATAAAGTACAAGGATTCTCTACAGCTTATTTTACACCTATAGAAGTACTAGATGCTAGAGGTAAACAGTTTAGGTATTCATTAAAACAAGGTACTACACAGCATCCTTGTAAGTCAATGAAATTTGCTGTTTATGGTAACTTTACTGATGAAACCAGACAAGATAGTGCTTACTCTACTAGACAATATAAGAGATATTTAAAGAAAGTAAATACTTGGCATATTAACCCATCTAAAAACATTGCGTCACAGTTTGGTTTATTAGATGGTTTAAATATACCCGGAGCTCCTAATGACGGTAATCTTACTGGTAATGGTGCTTATATTAGTAATATTTATCTTACAGATGCTTATGTGCAGTTTACTCCTGAACAGATAGAAGACTTACACGGGCAAGATGCTTACTCTGTATCTCTTACTAGAACTGAAGGTAGTATAATTGTTGATAATGAGTTTAATATTATAACTGATTATTAGCAGCAAGAACAATTCACATTTGAAGTACAAGCGTGGAGAGGAAAAACACCTTTAACTTATAACACTGTAGTAGATAGAGATACATTCTTCTGTACTTGGGAATCTAATGGCATTGAATGTAGAGTGGATAACGGTAAGTTTACTATTACCAAAATTACCAATATTCACGACATGAAATTGCTTGTTTATGTTCATTGTGAAGGTATAGCTATATTTAATAAAGAGTTTAATCTGTCATATTAGTTAGAGGGTAACAGTCTGTGGGTAACTTATAATGACAATGATGCTACTCCTGATAGACCTGTTGGAGATGGTACATCCTATGGGTGGCATAGAAATTATACTGCATCTGCTATTTGGATGTCTACTAAAAGTGCCCGTAAAGTAGATGATCCTGATGTGCAATGGGGCGATCCTAATAGATTTAGAGGTGCTTCTGTAGCTGGTAAAGATGGTTAGTATACGGTGTTCTGTTATACTAACTCTAGTATAAAACCACCTAAACCTACTAGTTCTTAGATACCACCTGTTGATGATAACTATACTTGGTACATGTATCCACCTACTAGAGAAAGTAAGGAAGTATTTACCTGGATGATTCAAGCTACTGTATATGCAGATAAATCATTATCTGGTTGGACAGATCCTATTAGACTTACTGGTGAAACTGGTGAAGATGGTTCTGATGGAACTAAGTTAGAATTCATTTACAAAGTAACCAGTGCAAGTGATGCTCCTGATAAACCAGATACATCTCAGCAAGATGATTATATACCATTTGGTTGGTCAGATAGTCCTCAAGGAGTATCTAAAGATATGATGTATGAATGGGTATCACAACGAGAAAAGAAAGCTGCTAAAATTGGGGAAGGTGTTTGGGGAGAATTCTCAGAACCAGTTTTGTGGTCTAAGTGGGGTGAAAAAGGTATGGATGGTGATGGATATGAATATATATTTACTCGTACCGCTGATGTTGATAGAGTACCTCAAACTCCTTCGTCTATTCAATAGAATGATTATATTCCCACTATATCTAACGGTGGTTCTAAAGACTATAATTGGTCCGATGATCCAAAAGGAGTAAATGAGGATTATAAGGCAGAGTGGACTTGTAAACGTGTACGTACTGATGGAGTATGGTCTAACTTTAGTACACCAGCACTATGGTCTAATTGGGGTGAACAAGGTTTATCAGGTGGTCATTATCAATATAGATGGAAGATATCTGCTACTAAACCATCTATTCCTACAGATGCAGCTGCTTCAGGTTGGTCTACTAATAGTGAGTTAGTACCAGGAGACGGTGAGTACGTATGGTAGATTCAACGATTCGCTAATCCAGATGGTACTTTAACGGCATGGTCTAACCTTATACGTCTTACTGGCGCTGATGGTGAAGATGGTAAAGACGGTAATAGTATTGAATTTATTTATACTAGGAATGCAGATGGATCTCAACCTTCTACTCCTGCTAGTGTAAATCAAGCTGGTCATATACCTTCTGGTTGGACAAATCATCCTTCTGGTGTTACCGCATCATTAATGTATGAATGGGTATCTCAAAGATACCTAGATAAGTCTACTTAGAAATGGGGCGATTGGTCAACTCCTGGTATATGGTCTAGATACTCAGAAAGAGGTAAAGATGGCGATGGATACGAATACATCTATAGGAGATTTTCTAACTATGTTGGTGGTACTAGTTTGGCTCCAGGTGGTTAGTATTATCCGCCAGCTAATGTGGACTCTAGTGAATATCAACAAGACGATTATGTACCAGACGGATGGACTGATAATCCAACTGGTCCTACAGATGCTATTAAATATGAATATGTATGGACTAGAAAGAAGGAAAATAGTAAATGGTAGGCTTGGAAGACTGGTGCATTGTGGTCTAAGTGGGGAGATAAAGGAGATCAAGGAGATCCAGGACAAGATGGATCAGATGGATCTGATGGAGCAGATGGATATAGTATTACTATGAGTGGCGCTCCAGCATCTATTAGATCAAGTTTAGGATATTTACAAACTACTAGTTGTACACTCAGAGCTATTAAAACTAATAGCAGTGGAGTAACAAGCTAGGCATATGGTTACTTTGCTGTATATCGTTATAGTGGTAGTAGTTGGAATAAAGTATCTTCTTCTAGTTCTAATCAATCTTCTTATACTGCAAGTTGGGCTTCAGATACATATGCTACTAAATTCTGGTTTGGTTTCTGTACAGATACTGCTCCTTCACCTGATAGTCAGTGGACTGTAATCAGTTATGAAGCACCTGTAGTATATGATGGTACAAATGGATCTGATGCTGATAGTAGTTATACTATTATGCGTGATTGCGGTTATTGGAAAACTGGAGTTACTTATTATAAAGCGGCTGCAACTACGGCTATGAGCAGTAGTGAATATACTAAGTATGAGAATTACCAAAATATGACAGTTGTAGATTATGTTCAATATGCCGGTAATACATATTTGGCTAAGTCTACCAATACTAATCAAACTCCATCCTCAAGTAGTTCATATTGGCAACAGGCTAGTAAAAATAACACCTTAACTGTAAACAATCTATTAGCTAATAATGCTAAACTTGGTGAATTTAGTTTCAGTAATAATGTATTTACTTCTAGCAATGGCAAACTATCTATGAATAGTAGTACTGGTAAGCTTACATGTACTGATGCTGTTATTACGGGTGAAGTAAATGCTACATCTGGTAAATTTAAAAATCTATATTTTGAAAATTGTTTTACTAAAAATAGATTTCTAAATATTACACATCTAAATAGATCTTCATCTGATATAGATGATCCTAAATATGGTGATACATATTGTTCAAATAGTAGGTTATATTCTTATCAATCAGGTGGTTGGGAGGATGCATTAGAATTATACACTAGTTCTACTAATGCAATAAGCGTATATGCTAATCCTTCTTATTCTAAAATTATACATATGACTGGAGCAAAAGGAGGTTATACAAACAAATTGATATTACCAAGTGTTAGTGAAGATAATTATGGTACAGAAATGACTATTGTTTGTAGACAATATCCATCAATTAGAGATATTACTGGAACAGAAGGTGATCTGCACATAGTTACATATGATAATAGAGGAAGTACTTATACAGATGAAAGAACTTTAGTTTTAGCTAAAGGTAATAACGGCGGTATATTAAACGTAGTTAGTACTCCATAGGGATGGCTCATTACAAATTGTTCGCACGATGGTTGCTCAGATTCTGGTATTATTTTAAAGTTTAAAGTTTAGTATAACGGTAGTTCATATGCAGTGGTATCGTCTAGTATACACAGTATATATAATTTTAATAATAGTAAAATTAGTTGTACTAGAAGTGGCGCAGGAGCGGTAGGAATAACTATAACTAGCGGGACTAGTTATTTTTGGACTCCGTGTGATGTACGAGTATATGGAAGTTATAGAACAGAAGGTGTAACTGGTAGTAATGCTCATCCAATATATGCAACTTTAATATCATATAGTACTGGAGTTGCTGCTTTGAACATAAGTGTGCAATTAGCAGATGATGATACTCTAAATGATGGTAATTTCTATGTAGATATTTACGGTGGTTTTGCACAATATATAGGAAACAAACCGACTTAATTTTATGAATATACACAATCAAATTAAATAGTTAAGTGATAGAGAACTACTAGAGGGCATCTATTAGATGCTCCTAGTAGTAATGTAGGAGCAATTAGTTAGTGATAGTAAGCAATTAGGTATAAATGTTATAGCTGATTTATTAGTAGATAATATGTATAGAAACAGAGAAAGAAATGAAAACAATAACAATGCGCCATATCTTGGGCAACAAAGTATTACAATATGATGTTGATGACAGAGGAGTTATCGTAGATGAGAGAGAAATTGATAGAGACGATATGTCAAAGCCTGTAGATGTTTATGCGGTAAATTTTAATGACTGGAGACCGCATCCCTCTGTAAATGCTGATATAATTATAACAAGCACCTCATTTGTCATAACTAGATTTGCTACACTGAACGATACAGTAAAGTGCTACATCCCTGACCAAACAAAAAATTTCCCAGGAATGAAAGTGGAAGTGAAAGGTATAGTTGACGGGCAGGAATTATACTGGGGATATAGTGCTGATGTGAAATTAGTTAATATCACACAAGACGGAACCTATGATATTCCGCCATTGGAAACTGTAAAGGGTAATCTGTCATTCAGAAACGGCAACATAGTCGGTGCTTGTAATATCACCATCACTTAGCTACCGTTACGACAGCAATAAGTTAAGTGAAACATTAAATAGCGAAGTATGGACAGAAATGAATTAATAGACAAATTAAAACCTTATTTTAAAGTAAGTGAATTAGTATGCCCTCATTGCTATTCCAAGTTTGGTGAATCTTCATGGTAGTTTATAAGTACAGAATTACTTAGTACTTTGTATATACTACGTACTAAGATATTCAATAAACCTATTACCATTAATACTTGGAAAGCAGGTGGATAGTTCTCATAGAGAGGATTACGTTGTAATATGTGTTAGTTAGTAAAGAATAAAAGTAGTATTTACTTATCTGCACACTGTTTAGGTAAAGCAATAGATTTTAATGTAAAGGATTTAGATAGTAATGCAGTGAATAACATAGTAAGATAGAATGCTGAATTATTTGAATACCCTATTAGATTAGAAGCTAATACCAATGGATGGTCACACATCGACGTATACCAGCCAAAAGACTCTTCTAAGAAGCTTTTAGAATTCAATGGATAAGTTGTTCATTTAATAAAGAAAATGGCTTAAAACGCCTTAAAATGCGTTATGGAAAAAGAAACTATATTATATAATATATTATATGTGGATAATAGAGCTAGAAACATTATTCCTGAAGTAATAGATGCTTGGAATCTTACCCCACATAGATTTATTAAATCTGGTGAAACTGTTTCACTAGATGTTCATAGTAATATGTACAATATTCAAGGATTTAGTTCTGCACAGTATGTACATATAAATGTCAAATAGGATAGAATAGACATTACTCTAGATCCTAATGACACAGATGCTACTAGATAGGCACGTATATCACTTAATATAAGTGACTCTACTGGTACTCATAAATTATTACAATTTGTAATACATTAGAATTAATAATTAAAATATACGTATATGACAAGAATAACAAGAAGCTATGTAGCTCCCAATCCTAAAGAATTCGAGTATTGGGTTGATTTATCAGCAGATCCAAAAGGTAATGTAATTAAGTATTATGCAGGTAGTAGCAAATGGCTACCAATAAATGATGATACAGATAATGATCAGAGTGCTAAGATTGCTGCACTTGAATCAGGTAAAGTAGATAAGGTAGAAGGAAAAGAACTATCCAGTAATGACTTTACTGATGCATATAGAGATAAGCTGGGTGGTATTGCTCAAGGAGCAAATAAATATGTTTTACCAACAGCTACAGCTGAAACTATTGGTGGAGTAAAGGTAGGAGCAAATATTTCTTATAGTAATGGTACAATTAGTCTTAGTAAAGCTAATGTGACTAGTGCATTAGGATATACACCTCCTACAGCAGATACTAAAGTGACTATAAATAATACTTTAACGAGTACTAGTACTACAGAAGCTTTAGCTGCTGCACAAGGTAAAGCTTTAAAAGATTTAATTGACGCATTAACTACAAGAGTTGCTGCATTAGAAACTCCAGCAGCTTAATATAACAAATACATATGGTAACAAATAGGATAATATTTTTTGCAACATCTGTTCAACCTAATCCAGAAGAAATAGACTATTGGGTTGACTTATCTGATAATCCTTATGGTGGCAGCATTAAATATTTCAATGGAACCGAATGGGTAAGGCTAGCTGCCTCTGGTGGTATACCTGATCTTAGCAACTACTATACTAAAACATAGGTAAACAAATTGCTTAATGATAAAGCAAACATTGGTGATGTAGATAGTAAAGTAGATGATGAAGAAGTAAAAGACGTAATAAAAGATATACAGTTTAATACTTCAAATCCTAATGGCATTACTATGGTAATGTTTAAGTATGATGGAAGTAATAAAACTGTTTCAATACCAGTAGCTTCTACAAGTTCTGCTGGTATTATTACATCTAAAGACTTCTTAGACTTTGTTAAGCAGCATCAGTTATAGGAACTTCATACTGAGATGATTGATACCTTTGCTGATATACGTGCAAAGTATTAGAAGAAACTCATTGCAGGTTTAAACATTGAAATTGATCAAGAAACTAATGTTATTAGTGCATCTGGTGATCTAGCTGTACAATGGGATAATATTACTAACAAACCAGATTTTAAACCAGTAGCTACATCTGGTGATTATAATGACTTAATTAATAAGTTAAAACCAGGTAAAGACGTTAGTATTAGTGAAGATAATGTGATTAGTATTGCTATTGATTCAGATTCATTAGAATAGTCTTTAGCTACTTTACAAAGTAATATAGATAAAGAAGCTGCTACTGCTCGTGCTGCTGAAACTAAATTAGGCAATGATATAGCTACTGAGAAGAATAGAGCCCAATCTGCTGAATAGACTATTAGTACTAACTTACAGAATGAAATTGATAGATCTACTCAGATAGATACTCAACATACTAATGCTATAAACAAAGAAGTACAAGATAGAAAAGAAGCTATTGCCACAGAAGTTAGTGATAGAAATGCAGCTATCTTAGTAGAAACTAATAGAGCTAAAGCTAAAGAAGAAGAGTTAGACAATAAGATTACCGATCATACTACTGCAACTAATGCAGCATTAGCATTAAAAGCAGACAAGTATGATACTTATACTAAAGCACAAGTAGATGCTAAATTATCTGGTGCTTATAAAGTAAAAGGATCTAGTACGTTTGAAACTCTACCTAAAGACAACAATGTAGTCGGTGATGTATATAATATTACTAATGCATTTAACTTAGGTGGTAAACATTATGATGCTGGTACTAACGTAGTATGGACTGAAGAAGGTTGGGATGCTTTATCAGGTTCATTTGATACTACTGCTATTGAAGGTAGCATTCAAGAAGTAGCTGATAACTTAGCTCAAGAGATACTTGATAGAACTCAAGCTGATACTACTATTAATAACAACATATCTTCACTTACTAATAGAGTAAAAGTAAATGAAGATAAACTTACCATTATTAATGGTAATGAATCTACTACTGGTTCTATAGCTAATGCTATTAAACAGGCTAAGTCATATACAGATACTACTGTAACAGCTGAATAGACTAGAGCAGAAAATGCAGAATAGAAACTAACTAGTGATTTAGCTAGTGAAGTAACTAGAGCTAAAGGCGCTGAATCAGCTAATGCTACAGCTATAGCAAATGAAGTAGAAAGAGCCACTGGTGTAGAAGAGACACTGAATAGTAATATTACTCAACTGTAGACTCAAAAAGTAGATAAAGTTGAAGGTAAAGGTCTTAGTACTAATGATTATACTACTCCCGAAAAGAATAAATTAGCTGCTATTGAAGCTGAAGCTAATAAGTATGTATTACCTGCTGCTACAGCTAGTGCATTAGGTGGTGTTAAGATAGGTAGTAATATAACATTAGCAAATGGTGGTACTATCAGTATAACTAAGAATAATGTAACTAGTGCATTAGGTGTAGATCCTACTACTACTTATGTAAGGAAAGCTGGTGATACTATGACTGGTATATTGAATATTAAGAATTCAGAAGGAGCTCAATTAGAATTATTTAGTACGGCATCTGATGGTGGTGCATATATGAGATTCTATCCTAACAATCAAACAGATAATAAATGGTATCTTGGTGTTGGAACTAATTAGACTCTTAACCTTGGTTATAATACTGTTACTAAAGCTTCATTTGGAGATGGATAGTTATCATTAACAACTAGTGCTAATTTAGCTCCTATTAAAACTAATTCTAATACTCTATGTACTAATCTGAATGCAGATATGATAGATGGATATCACAGTGATCAGTTTTCTTAGAACAAATCTAATAAATCATTACTAACTAGTTCAAACGACAATATATATTTTAAAATAATAGAATTGACTAGAAATACTGCTACTACTGATAGTGTATATATTAAATATGGTATTACTGTTAGAGCTACTTCTGCTGTTGATTACAGCAATATAACTTTGTACGGAGATGTTGAAATATTTGGTTCATTTTCTCCTACAACTGTTAACTATAAAGTTAGATGTAGTTCTGATTTTGCTAATAGAGGTAGACTTAGAGCTTATGTAAATGGAGATAATCTGCAAATATGGTATGTTGGATACATTTGGGAAAATGTAGCTACTTATAAAAAAACAGAGAGAAACGTTGACCATTTTATTGTAAATTATAATATAGAACTAGCATCAGCACTACCTAATACTTCTATTATTACCATAGAAGGAGATCAACTAGAAGATTGGTATGGCGTATCTTGGTCAGAAACATCTTCTAATCCAGATTGTACTCGTATTGGTAATATGGATATGCATAGATCATTGCCTATATAGAGTATGATGAAACCATTTGCTTTTTAGACACAATCGGTTCATAAAGACTAGTTTGTTCCTTTGAAGGAAAACTTTACTGAAGCAATGTATGGGCATGTAAGTAATGGAGAAGCTGGATAGGTAGCATCTACAGTAAACGTTATGATTAAGATACCAGAATTTTGGTATGTCGATGATTATACTCCTGGTACAAAAACACACAATTTAAAAATATGTCCACACGCTAAACCAGGATGGCATCACCACAAAGAAGCATATGTTAGCGCATATGAAGCATTCAACTTTGGTAATAAAGGTAGATTAATAAGTATGAAAAGCGTTGTTCCTACTGTTAATTTTACCAGAACTAATGGCAGAACTTGGGCTAGAGCTAATGGATTTGACGGAGAAGCTAAATGGAATCTTTATACATATGAAGAGCATAGAGCTATATGTCATTTGTTCTTAGTAGAATATGCTACTAGAAATTCACAAAAGGCAGTTAATACTGCACTAACTCCTGAGGGATTTAGACAAGGTGGATTAGGTTCTGGTTGTACTACAGGAACAGCAACTATCAACGGAGCTCAAACTTGGTCGTTTATTCCAACTGGAAGTTCTGATAGTTTAGGTAGTGGTTCTGGTGAAGTTACAGTAACTATACAATAGACTGATTCATCTGGTTCTAATACTTCTACTATTACACGTAAATGTAATAGATATAGAGGAATTGAAAATCCATTTGGTCACATATGGAAACACACAGATGATATAATTAGTATATATGAAGGTGGCTGGAGGACTTATTATAAGTCTATAAAACCTGATCAATTTGCCACTAACAAAAATAATAGTTATAAACCTTTAACATCAGCAGCAGTTGTAACTGGTTATAAAACCGAAATTAGGGCTACTCCTACTTGTGATTTCTTCGCTGAAGCTTGTACTAATGGTTCAGAAACTACATACTGGTGTGACTATAACTGGGGTAATACTGATACTTCAGAACATTGTTTGTTAATCGGTGGTCGCTCTGACTCTGGCGGCTCGGCGGGTCTCTTCCTTCTTGCTTCCGATACTGGGGTTGGTTATTCCTATGCTCATATCGGTTCTCGATTAACATATCTCCCGTGGGCGGAGTAATGACTTAATTATGCAATACGGTATAGTTAAGTAATACCCACAGGTTGCTTCTCTAGAATTAGAACGAGTAAGCATTATTAGTTTTAAGTAAAAAAGTAGTAACTCTGACAATAGCAGCAAAGCAGGTCTATTCAATCTTAATTCCAATAATGAGGTTAGTAATTCCAATGCTAATATCAGTTCAATGAAATTGCGTATCATAATATTTTCAGTCTATCATATAATAGCCAACTACTGAGAAGGACCTTACCACTTGGTAAAAAATATAAATAATTTATTAAGGGTTAGTAGTGAAATATCGAAAGCTCTTTGTAATTTCAGACTATGAAGAAATTTAAGAATTTATATTAGAAGATAACAGATTTAGAAAATATAAAACTAGCTCATCACAATGCTAGAAAGAATAAAACTCACAGAGATGATGTAAAAAAAGTAGATGAAGATATAGAAGGATTTTGTAAGTAGATACAAGATATGTTAATCAATCATACTTATAAAACTTCTGAATACTTTACTTTTAAGTTATATGAACCTAAAGAAAGAATAATATTTAAACTACCTTACTTTCCAGATCGTATAGTACATCACGCCATTATGAATATAATGGAACCTTTGTGGATTAATTAGATGATACCTTAGACTTATAGTTGTATCAAGAAAAGAGGAATTCACAAAGTTCTTAAGTAGATATAGCATGATCTGAAAGATAGAAAGAATACTAAATACTGTCTTAAAATAGATATTAGAAAGTTTTATCCTTCAGTAGATCATGATACATTAAAACAAATAATTAGAATAAAGATTGCAGATAGAGAACTGTTATAGTTACTAGATGAAATAATAGATTCATCAGATGGAGTACCTATTGGTAATTACTTATCTTAGTTCTTTGCTAATCTGTATCTATCTTACTTTGATCATTGGGTTAAAGAAGATAAAAACATAAAGTACTATTATAGATATGCAGATGATATAGTAATACTTTATAAAGATAAAGAGTCTTTGTAGACATTACTTAGAGATATAAAGTAGTATTTAAAAGATAACTTAAAACTATAGTTAAAGAATAATTATCAGGTATTCCCAGTAGAAAGTAGAAGTATAGATTTTGTTGGATATAAAATATATCATAACTTTACTTTAGTTAGAAAAGCATTAAAGAAAAGATACTGTAAGAAGAATGCTAAACTAAATAAAAGAAGTACTAACTACAAATATTATAGAAGAAAAATGGCTAGCTATATAGGGTGGTTTAAACACGCTAACTGTTATTCTTTACTTACTAAAACTATTAAACATAAAGAGCTATTAGATTACCTGGATATACGTAAGGGAAATAGAACATACGAATAATGAGTACGTTATAGTTATATAATCGCAGAGACTTTAACATATGCTAGCAGTAATAAATATTGACTAGCATTTTTATTTCAGATAAAATTATTTTAAGTTGTGTTGAGTAGAAGTTTATATATAATGAATCTTGCAAGACGTATATTTGCTAATGGATATCAATCTATAGTAGGTTGGCTAACAGGTATAGCGACTATACTAGCACCAGCTGCACCATTAATAGGTGTGTCATTTCTATTCATAATATTAGACTTAATCTAGGGATATAAAGTATGTAGACAAGTAACCAATAATAGTTACTTTGAATCTGGTAAGTTCTGGTCTACTATTGAGAAACTAGGATTTGCAGCTGTAATGATAGCTGGATTTACTTTATTAGATAAGTTTATATTTATGACATATGCTGATCTGGTGTTAGCTAAAGTTGCAGCAGGAGCAGTATGTTTTGCAGAAATAATATCATTATTAGAATCTAGGAAAGCATTAAAACCTAATTCATTAGTTACAAGACTCTTCACAAAGATTATAAAGTCGAAAGCAGAAAAATATTTAGATGTAGATATAACAGACATCTTAGAAGAACAAAATACTATTACAAATGATACCAATACTGATAAGTCTAGCAAAAAGATTAACAAGTAACATTATCGGTTGGTTTAAAAGAAATTACAAAGCAATGGCAGTGATTATCATTACGATTCTCGCTGCCATTTGTTTTTATTAGAATAACTAGCTAGATAAGAAGAATAGAGAACTAGATAGAGTAACTAATAACTATCTTTACTATGAATAGCTAGCAACATAGTAGAAGAATGATAACAGAGTGTTATAGCTTACTCTAGATGAATTTAAAGAAACCAAAGATAGCTTGATACAAGAAGTACATGCTACAGTAAAGAAATTAAAAATCAAAGAGAAGGAGTTGAAATAGGTACAGATATAGGAGTAGAAAGTAGTACATGATACTACTATAGTAGTTAGATCAACTGACTTTAAAGTGGAAATCAAACCAAATAATTTGACATCAATCGTAATAAATAAAAGAGATACGCTCCTAACACATAGTATCGACATTCGCAATACACAATCACTATTTATTCATACTAAAAAAGAATATAAGCGTAATTATAAGAATTGGTTCTAGCGAGTCCTTCACTTTGATTTTAAAAAACGAACTATTTATAAGTACCAAATTGATAACAGTAACAAGTTAATCAATGTAGAAAATACTAGAATAATAGATTTATCAAAATGAACTTTATAAGTCGAATAATTAAATCAATTAATGCAATGAGAGAAAGACTGAAAATAGAGCGTCATGAGGCTATGTATGGTCCACACTTCAATGAAGAATGTGCACTAAAAGCAGTCTCTAAGATGGAAAACGAAGATGGCTCTCGTGGAGAACATTGGAGTTTAGAAGAAACTACTTCAATCGCTAACCAGTACGGAATCAATCTGAAAGGTGAGAAATACAACAAGTATGATTGGTACGTTGCTCTCAATATGATACGTTCAGACTATTATCGTGCAGTTGTTACTATGACAAGCAGTGATCACATTAAGTACTTTGTAGAACTAGCAAAAGCTTGGTTGAATGATAAAGACATAGAAGAAGGAAAGATGTGGTATTACTATTGCTATATTATGTGTGATAAATTGCGCAAAGAAGCTAAGACGATGTTAATGCTTGAAGACGATGAAGATGAAGAGCATGAGTATCGTTACGCTCGTGGTGGTAGAGGACGTGGAAGAGGTAGAGGAGGAAGAATGACTCGCTACGGTTATGACTATGACGAAGACGATGAATATTTAGATCGTGAACGTGAAGAGGAAAGAATGCATAGATATGAACCTATGTATGAAAGAAGAATATCAAGATATTAATTTAATCAAAATTTATGAGAACTATGTACGAACCTGAAAAAATTTTAGTACAAAACGCTGGTATAGATCCAGGTGTAGCTGCACTTTTGCAGAATGCAAACAAAGGTAATATGGACCCTGCTGCTCTTATGGCTATGATGAACAACGGCGGTTTCGGTGGAAACGGCGGTTGGTGGTGGATTTGGATCATCCTAATCTTCTTCTGCTGGGGCGGTTTTGGAGGTAACGGTTTTGGTAGAGGTAGTGATGATGCTAGTCGTCTTGCTTCTCAGTTAAATACTGATACTAATACAAGTCTGTTAATGCAGGCTATTCAAGGTAACAAAGATGCAATCAGCACTTTGTCTAATACTTTGAGTTGTGATATTAACGCTGTACAGACAGCTTTAAATACTATTAATACTAGCGTAAGTAAGATTGCTTGTGATACTAAATTAGCTAGCTGTGAAGTAATTAATGCTATTACTTCTGGTAATGCTAACTTGGCTTCTCAATTAGCTAACTGCTGCTGCCAGACTCAACGTTCAATTGACTCTGTTAATTTGAACTTGACTCAAATGAATGCAGACAATAGACTGTCTATCTGTCAGCAAACTAATACTTTGCAGAATGCAATCACTGGTGGTTTCAATAACTTAATGACAGATAATGCTAGTAAGTTTAATGTGATTGGCGCTAAGATAGATGCGCAGACTCAAATGATTAACGATAAATTCTGTCAACTTGAAATGCGCGAAATGCAGAATAAGATTGATACATTACGTGCTGAAAAATCAGCTCTTGAGTTAGGTTTGTCTCAATCTGCTCAAACTGCTAATATCGTAAATCAGTTGCGTCCTTGTCCAGTACCTGCTTACTTAACTTGTAACCCATTCGGATGTAACGGTGGATTCACTGGTTACGGATACGGATATAACGACGGTTGCGGTTGTGGTTGCTAATAAGAAAGGAGGTAATTATGTTTAATCCTTTCTTTAACCCTTATCGTGTAAGACGTATTGATCAAGGTGGTATACCAACATTAGATACTATATTCTCTAATGTAGATACTACTAACAATACTGTTACTTATGGAATATGTCCATTTCAATGGAGACAATTACCATGCAGAGGTTTAATATTGTTAAATATTAACCATACCGCCACTGGTGCAACAGAAGGATCATTAGTATCTATAGCTACTGCTGTTAGTTCTAGTTAGGCATCATCTAATCCAACTAGTGTAAATACTAATAGTGGTAAAGCATTACTAAACGGTTCTGGTGATTAGATGCCAACAGAAGAAATTTCAACTGGTAATAAATATCTAATATACTATGATAAACGTACTGGAGTATTTCAGACTGTAAATCATATTGTAGCACCAGCTGCTGCTTAATAAAAACTTAGGGCTACCGTAAAAGGTAGCCCTACTAAAACCAATTCAATTATGTTATTTAGTCAATTAAAAATAGGAGATCACGTGCACGTATTGGAAGTTCTAGGAACTTTTAAAAAGACTACTGTTTATAGTCTTGGTTCTATTACCTAGGTTTCAAATCCTTATGATGAAGCTTTGCCTCAAGGTTAGTTTCCAATACCAGGATAGAACAGACGTAAATTAGTCGATGTATTTATTAGTTGTAATGGAGAATCTAAGAAACTATCAGTACCTGCTGAACGTTCAATAATTAATGATGCTTCTATAGGACTTACTGTTGCTACCAATAAAGAAGAAATAGCTAATATGGTTAGATAGAACTACAACGAGTTCAAAGCTAAAAAAGAAGCAGCAAGTAAGTACGATGAAGAAATGGAGAAGTGTAAAGATATTCTAGATCAACTAGAAGCACAAGTAGAAGTTCCTACAGTAACTAATACTGTTGATAATAGTAAAGAAATAAATGATTTAAAGAATGATGTAGCTGATATTAGGAAGATGATAGAAGATGCTAAGAAGATGTTTATGGGAGGATTCCCAAAACCACCAATGCCACCTATGCCTAATGTACCAGCTCCATAGATGAAATAATACTCGGCAACGCTCACAACGTTCGCTCACCTCTACGAGGCTCGCTCACTGTATAGTGGACGAGCTTTTGTTGTTTATGTATGTTAATAATATTTCCTCGCTTCGCTCAGAGTTCCTTCGCTTCGCTCGGAAAATTATTATAAAGCTTTTTAAGAAAGGCTATTAGTTTCTGTTAAGGAGTGTATCTAAGATACTATAAAAATTTACAGTAAGTCTTAAAATGCGTTTTATGACTATTATAATTATAATTTAAATATATAGATATGACATTAAATGAGCTCATTGATGATGTTCTATTAGAAGCTAGAAACAACTAGATTGCTGAGAGTGAAAAGCTCAGTAGATACTAGATAATGTTGTGGATTAAAACATATCGAGCTTACCTATTAAAACAGAAGTTAGATAAGGGAGAGCAATTAGACTAGATCTTCTATTAGACTATACGCATGCATTTGGATAAAATAGAAGAAGATCCAGGTCATGCAGAATACCAAGGAGATAAAGAATTACCTACTTTACTTGGTACTAAACTTACTACTTCAGTAATAACAGTAAAAGATGCCTATGGTAATATTATTCAATTAGGTTCTGAAACTAAAATGAAATTCTAGAGATATAGAAAGTATACCTGTAAAGATTATATTGCATATGTTAAAGGTAATAGAATATATGTAGAAGGTGATGCTAATCAACTAGAATATATTGATGTAGAAATAATTGCTGAAGATCCTACTGAAGATAAACTGTGTTATAATCCAGATAAGGACGAATATCCTTTACCAGCTTATATGTGGGGAACAGTTAAGTAGTTAATCTTTACTAAGGATTTCTTAACTATGAGATAGCAAGTATCTGATACTACTAATGATAGTAAAGATGACACTTAGAATGTGATGAATTAGAATGTTAATAGAAGTATAAGACGATGAATGAATTAAATAAATCTGCTAATAAAACTGTATCTTATACTATACCTTCTTTCTATAATCACTATCTAAGTAACATAGAAGCAGATACAGTATATGATATAGACTATCCTACTTATAGAAAAATAGTAACTGAATACTTTTGCTATCTTAGAGATTAGTTATTAGAAGAAAGCAAAGAAGTTAAACTACCATATAGAATGGGTAGTATTCAAATAGTAAAGAAATAGCCAAAGCATTTAGACGGCAGAAGTCTTAGAATAGATTATAAAGCTACAAAAGAATTAGGTAAACTTACTTATTTACTTAACGAACACTCAGGATTCTATAAGTACAGACTTTACTGGAATAAATAGGATATGCTAGTGTCTAACAAAAGTAAGTATTAGATTGTACTTACCAGAGCAAATAAAAGACATCTAGCACAAATAATTAAATAGAATATTCACGATTACGAATAGCAGCCATGATATATAAAATGACAAGTAGTAAAGCCGTGATTGCTAAAGTAATTGCGGACTTAGGTTTAAATGAAACTGAAATACCTATTACAGACATCAAACAATGGATAGGAGAGAGTTTAATGAATATAGGTTCTGTTAATCAATTAGATCACAAAGTAGAAGTAATACCTATCAATGGTTATTAGGCTAAGTTACCATGTGACCTAGAAAGATTAAATAGTGTAGCTTACTCTACATGTGATTGTGGTGGTTGGATACCTATGAAAAAGAGTACTGGTACATTCAGTGTATATGATAAGAAAGATAACTGTGATTGTTGTAATATGATTATACACGATGATGTATTAATACCATTAGTAAAGAACCTTCACAATATTACTAAAGATAAAGACGCATTAGAAATACTTAATAAAGATGCTAATACTAGATAGACGCTTAGCGCATTGATTAATAATTATACAGTTTGTAGCAAAAATGGTAGATTACAGCACACTAGTTTTAATGGTACTAATTTCAGTTATACGCCACAATATGATGTCAAACCAGGATATCTCATCTCAAATGTTCCAGAAGGATATGCAAAAATCTCATACCACGCTATCTATACTGATGAAGATGGTATGCCAATGATGCCAGATGTATAGTCATACTTTGAAGCTTGTTTCTGGTATTGTGCATAGAAAATTCTTTATATTAAATATATAAAAGGTGATGTACACAGATAGTTATGGTTAGATGCTAAGAACTCTTATAACTTCTATAGAAAGCAAGCTTATGCTGAATCATTAATGCCTAACCAAGATGAGTTAACTAATATCAAGTACACATGGAATACATTAGTTCCAGAAATAGATGAAGAGCGTACTTTCTTTAGTACTACTGGAGATAGACAAGAAATTTATAATTAGAATTATAATAGACTATGGAGATAAATAGCCAAGTAAATACATTTCAAGGGGGTATGAATATCGACAGTGATATTACTATGCTAGCTGATAACTAGTATAGATGGGCTGAGAATATTCGACTACTCACAGATAATGCTGGTACTACAGGTATTCTATAGAATATAGAAGATGTAAGATAGTACGAAGGTGGTATTGAAGCATCTGAAAATATACTTGGTACAGCAGTAACTAGGTGGTACAATTCTACTAAGAAGATAGTAGAAGAATGTGGTATAGTAGTTACTATGGAATTGTATGAAGGAACTTATATTAATAATGTATGGGCTATAACTGATTTCAACAGTATTAAACCTACTTGGACTTTAGTAGTATCTGCTGTTATGAATCTAGTTAATAAAGTAGCTATCGTTACTAATTATGAGTCAGATAAAGTAAGCAAGATATATATATCTGATGGCACTTCTTCTATTAAATGCATTAATATATCTGCTCAATATAAGACAGATAAAACTAATCACATAGAAGATGATACTTACTTTGATCTATTACCTAGTTCTACTATTGCACCGTTTAAGTTTATTGAATTGACATCTGGTAATTTACCAGCTGGTATGATACAATATTGTTATCAGTTATTCAGTGTACATGGCGGAGAAACATCTACTTCTTCATTAAGTCCTATGATACCCATATCGTCTAGTAATTCAAATTCATCTAAAACATTTAAAGGTGATAGACAAGGTGAGAGTACAGATAAAGGTTGCATGTTACAAGCTACTTTGTTCAATGATGGTAGATTTGAAAAGATAAGAATTATTAGTATTCAATATACTAGCAATACTCAAACTCCTAAGATATATGTAATTAATGAATTGGACTTACCTAAATCTGAGGATAATGTAATAACATTTAATTACAATGATGTTGGTAGTAGTTACGTTAACGAATTAAGTATAGAAGAATTTAACGATCTTGTCCCATTTGAATTTAATGCTAAAAGTATAGCAAAGATGGATAATAGATTGTTCGCTTCTAATGTGTAGGAATTAACTTGGGATGTAGATTATGACGCTAGAGCATATAGATGTAATAGCAACGGTATTATTAAATTAAACTCTAGTATAAGTAATCAAGATATTACTACTACTTTTCAAGAACTAACTAGTCCAGAAACAGATTTAATTATACCAGAAGAACACGATTGTATAAACCCAATGAATAGTTCAATGGTATATCCTAATAATTCAACAGATGAATATGCATTTGGATATGATGATAATGGAATTATTAGAGGTGGCAGAGGTCTAAATATTAGTTATAGATTTATTATAACAGATTTAATAGAGTCTGACAATACTCCAGTAGTTGATGATGAAGGTGATAAATTTGTACCATATAGTATGAGCTTATCATCATCTAAAAAATCTTATAATACTATTAAGTTAGTATGTCCTGAAACAAAAGAATTAGTACATACATTTAATAGTGATGGTAAATCTAGAATAAGAAACTATTGTGATCCTTACTATGTATCTAATTTCTTAAGTCATCAAAGAGATGAAGTATATAGATATGGTATAATATTATATAACAATAAGAATATACCTTCTCCTGTACATTGGATTGGAGATATTAGATTCCCTTCTGCTGATGTTGAAGGTTATGAACCTTTTACTTTTGGCGGAACTGTAGACGGATCTGGTAATTACGAATTAGTATCTCATCCACTTGGTATAATGTTCTATGTGAATAATCTTCCTACTGATGTAGTAGCCTATGAAATAGTAAGATGTGATAGAACATTAGCAGATAGAACAATAGTTACTTAGGGGTTACTAAATAAAACTATTAGATTCAACGGGTGGTATAATAATACTGAAGATTATAGAGCAGAATACTCTTTGGGTAGCATAGATAGAAGACCTACTATTATGCCTACTTTTAAAGAAGGTGTAGCTCCAGAATTTGTACAAGGGTTCTATAATTCAAGTAAGAATCTATTTGTACAACAAGATGCTTAGGATTAGAATCCTTTTGATACATATGGTATATTTGATTTAGTGACAGCTGATATATGTTTTAATAAAGAGAAATCAGATCAGATTGTTACTAGTGGTATGAACATTGTACCATTGTATTGTGCACACTCTGCTACATACTGTAATGACGCTAACAACAAGCATTATAGATTAGGTATACCGTTTACTAAAGTATTAGGAAAAAGCACTAATAATGTACAAAATCCATTTGGTGGACCTGTAGAATATTCTGAACATACTGGTAACAAACCTAGTGCTTCTTAGGGAGTATTTGATGGTTATGAACAAGATGGTGATATGGTAAGTGGTGGTATATGTAAATACTATCAATTCTTTGGTAAGAATTATGCTCACAAAGATAATTCTAATTTGCGTCAATCTTTCCCTATAAAAGATGTAACTAAGCCAACTAACATATCTCCATATCAAGAAGCATTTGATGCTAAACAAATAGTAGATTACATAGATAGATTTGGTTTTATAAATTATAGTATTGGTTCTAGAGAAGCACTTGGTCCTCATGGAGTATGTTTAGCTGTTAGCGCTCCAGATGTATACTCTGGTAATTATACTGGAATTCGTACTACTCCTTTATTAAGGAAATATAGACATAATGCTGTACTGTTTGTTAATATAAAGAAAAACACTACGTAGTATGGTGGTAATACTTTTATGAGTAGAAGCTATTCTATATACAATAGCACTAATACTTATGTTAAAACGTCTTGGGAAGGATACGATAAAGCAATGTGCTTTGGTGGTGATACATATTTAGGAGTATTAGACTATACTCATACTATGTTATTTACTAGAAATGATCCTGACGATAGAAATGGTTTTAAGAGATATGTTGGAGCTTATATTCCACTGGAATCTAGTATAAACTTATACTATAGAAATGACGAACATTATTCTCAAGACATAGTAGAATCATCTGGAGATGGTCAAACTGGTGAGGCTAACGTTTACTTCCTAACAGATCCAGGATAGATGAATACTTTATATACTTAGAAAACTCCAATGTACGTATATAATGCTGCTTACTCTAATACTAGTACTAGTAAGAATTATATACAAAAATCTATATATGCTGAAGATGATGTTAAAAGCATGAATAGAATTACTTGTTCAGAGTTAAAGACAAATAATGAACAGACAGATAGTTGGACTAAGTTTAAGTTTGCTAACTATTTAGATACAGATAGTACTTATGGACCAGTTACTAATCTTAAAGTATTTAAGAACAAATTGTATTTCTTCTAGGATAGTGCTGTAGGTATAGCCTCTGTTAATGATAGGTCTTTGATTACCGATAATAATGCTGGAGCTTTAACATTAGGTACCGGTGGTATTCTTACCAGATACGATTACTTAGTTACTTTAAATGGAGATAGTATTATTAATGATAAGAGTATTACTAATTCTGAAACTACTTTGTATTGGTATGACTTAGATAAAAATGTTATATGCTCACTTAGCAATGATTTTAATGAATTATCTAAAGTAAAACAAGTATAGACATATTTAAATAGATTGCCAGATAATGCTAGAAAGAATCCAGTGTCATTCTATGATAAGAAATACAACGAAGTATGGTTTAGAATATATGATAGATGTTTAATATTTAATGAACAATTAAATGTATTTACTTCTTTCTATACTCATAATCCGAACTGGTTCTTTCCATTCTCTACTAGACTAGTAACTATTAAAAATAATAATTGTTATTACTTACATAATATGTATGATGTTAATAGTACTACTAAAGAAGAGAAAATATCTTATGTTAGATTTGTAGTTAATAAAGATATAGCATATACTAAAGTATTCGATAATTAGTGGTTCTCTGCTGAATTTGTAGACATTGGAGATGAAACTAAGCCTACGTTAATATCTGATATACACTTTAATACTAAGAATTAGGAAACAGAACCTATTGATTGGAAATAGATAGAATAGAGAGAAGATACATTTAGATTCCCAATAAGTAGAGAGAAACAAAATAATCCAGGTTAGCAGCAATAGACTAATATGTCTTATGCTGGAAGGATGAGAGGAAAATACTTAATCTGTAATTATACATTAGATTGTAATGATAACAGAGAATTTAAGCTTCCTTATGTTAAAACAACTTATAGATATTCAATGTTATAATATGAAAACTAAGAAATTAAAAAGAATTCCTCAATATGCTTTCGGTGCTGATGCTATTTCAAACTGGGGTAATATGAGTGGAGTAGATAAAGCGAATGTAGTTACACAAGGAGTTGGTGCTGTAGGTAGTATGATAGGTAATGCTACTAGTGGAAAGAAACCTACAGCAGCTGGTGTAATAGGTGGAATAGGATCTGGAGCTGCAATGGGCGCTTCTATTGGTGGACCTTGGGGAGCAGTAATAGGTGGAGCTATTGGTGGTATTACTTCAAGTATAGGTTCTGGCGGTTCTGTTAATGAACAGACTGGTGAATATGAATTACCATCAGGAATAGCTGGTCTATTCGGTCACAGTAAAAGTTATATACGTAACAAAGCTGGTAGAATTAAAAACGGTATTCAAGCCAGACAAATGTCTGAATAGGTAGCAGCTGATTACTATCAAGAAAATGGATACAATGAATTAAGTTTATCTAAAGGTGGTGTAGTACCATCTACTATGGCTTACTTAGATGATGGTGAAATGTTGAGAACACCAGATGGAACTATAGGTTCTATACCAGAAGAAGGTAAACCTACGGATTCCAATTTATTAAATGTACCTGTTGGAACTCAAGTATTGAGTGATAAGATTAAAGTTCCAGGAACAAATAAAACATTTGCAGAAATGGGAAAGAAGTTAATGAAGAAAAGCAACAAAAAGGCTAATAATATATATGCTGAAAATAGTTAGATGCTAAATGAGAGAAATAATCAGATAGCTTATCAAGCATTATTAGATTAGCAAGAAGCTTTGAAAAGTAAAAAAATAAAGAAGAATGCAGCTGCTTATGCAGATGGTACTAGAGGTATTAAACCATATGGATATAATCAAAATATGACTGACTTTAAATACTGGGATTCAGATAAAAATAACTATACACAAGATTACTTAAACTGGGTCAATGGTATCACAGATCAAGATGTAAAAGATATCTATGGTGGTAAATATGGAGATATGTCTACTTACTTAGGTAAGAACAAAGGAGTTATACCTACAGTAGAACAAGCTAGATCTTTAATGACAGACAGAAAGTATGGCGATTGGCATAAGATTGGTCAAGCATATGTAGATAGTAGATCTAATCAAAGTAATGGACCTAGACATATACCATCATCTGAAGTAGCAAGTAGATTAGGCATTCCTTATAATATTAATGCTCCTATTGGTAATGTAGATACTGCTAATGCTAGAAGTAGTAAATACTTTAACTATACTGGTAATCCTGGACAACTTCCAGTAGGTAATATATATAGTACAAATAGTAAAAAGCCGAAAACTCCAAGTGATAATAACTGGTTAGATCTAATAGACAATATAGCTGCATTAGCTGGACCTATTGGTAATATATTCTCAGGTAGTCCTGAAAGAGTAGAAACATATACTTATGATCCAGTATATGGTCCTACTGATTATAATATAGATCCTATACTTAGAGAAGCTACACTAAGTGATAGAATTGCTAGATACAATATGGCTAATATTAATCCTAACACTGGAGCCAATATGGCATTTGGTTTACAGTCAGCAGTTAATAGGAACAAAGCTATCGCTAATGCTTATGCTACTAAGAACAATGCTGAAAATCAAATGGCATTTAACAATGCTCAAATAGCTAATCAATGGGGGCAACAGTATGCTAATGCTAGACATTTAGCTTCTGTAGAACAAGCTTAGAATGATGCAGCTACTAGAAATATTCGTAGAAAAGGATTTGGTGATTTATCTACAAGAATATAGTAGATAAGTAGAGATAAACGTTTAACTAAAAGAGACTCTGCTGTACTAGAAGCTATGTTACCTTATTTGGAATATGGTATGACATCAGATCAATTAACTAAATTATATAATAATTTGAAAAGATAATGGCAACGAATAGATTTGATAAACCAATAGAAAGTGAGTATATTAGTTAGTATACACCAATACCCTTTGAATAGTTATATGCTATAGGTAAAGCAAATAACGAAAGAGTAGATAAAGCTTATTAGGATTTAGGTAATCAGTTTACTAAGTGGTCAGAGTTTAGATCACCATCAGCTGTAGATACCAAGAGATGGTATGATTTAACGGTTGGAGCTGGACAAGATGTAGTAAATAAATTAGCAGCTAATCCAGATTTGATTAAAACAGCAGAAGGTAGATCCTTAATACAATCGTTTATTAATACTAGACCTTATAATGAGCTAAGTTAGTTACAACAGAGTAGAGAAGGATTACTTTAGAGATAGAAAGTAAATCAACAACTTATGCTGTCTGGTAAGTATAATCCTTTATGGCATGAAGTTGATTTTACTAATTATAATACTTTAGATAGTGGAGTATTTAATGATGTTGCTCCATTAGCTTATAAGTCAGAAGTAGATTTAGTAAAACCTTATGTTGATAATCTAAAGCCTGGATTTATTAGACAAGAAGGTGCTTATGATTGGAGAGGAGTTTCATCTGAAAGAACAGATCAAGAAATAGCTAACAATATTTCTGCTATATATAACACTCCTGAAGCACAGAAACATATACAAGTATTAATACAGCAAGGATATACTCCAGAACAAGCTAATGCTTTATTTGCTAATCGTATATATAGAGCTGGTAGAGAATTTGCATATGAAGATAGAGAACTTAATCCTTTATCTAAGATATACGAAGAAGATAGATTGAAGAGAGCTAGAACAGGACAACAAACTGCTCAAAAACCCTTTAGATTGACAGAATCTATTGCAACTACTGGTGGAGATGCATTTAAATTAGGAACTCAAGCTTACATAGCTAATAAATATAGAGATCAGATAAATTCTTTAACTGATCAATATAATAAAGCTGTCGAATCAAATGATAATTTATCTGCAAATATATTTAAGGAACAATTACGAAAAATATATAATGAATCTAATAGTTACACACCAAATAAATTGTTTAATGAAATATTTAAAGAATATGCTACAGATGGTAAATTAACTAATATAGATTTATCAAACGCTACTAATGATATTTTGAATAGATTTGCAGCTCCATCTCCCATAGCTTCTGTAAATGATTTATTACAAACTACCATACCAGGTGTTACATCTGAAACAGTTACTACTCCATTAGGTAAATACAGAGTAATAGCTAATCCTAGACAATTAGATTTAGCTACAGATGTTATATCTGAAATAGCTGGTTATAAACACGTAGAATCTGGAAAGAATAAGTTTAGAGATGCTCTTAAAAACGGTAAGCTTACTAATGTTATTCTTCAATAGGGAGGTAATATTCTTACTTTACCTGTAAATAAAAATGGACAAGTACAGCCTAATTCTAGTTAGGTAATTACAGTAGCTATACCCCAAAGTCAATTAGATGCGTTAGGTATAACAGACGCAGATATGGTTATATCTGGAGCTAAAAGAATATACGATCGCTCTGGTAAGGTGTCTATATCTACAGAAATAAAAGAAGGTGATAAACGTAAACTACCATTTCAAAGATATTTAGAAGAAGGAGAGTACAGCAGTAAATATAATTATGAAGGAGAGGTATCTTACAACGTTCCTACAGAAGATGTATATTGGTAGATAGAATTACTAAATAAACTTCCAGATCCACAAGATAAATTAAATACTGAATACTTAGATCAACAAGCATGGAAGCTATCTATGACAGATGCATTTAGATCTGAATTATATCCAAGTACACAATAGGAAGCTTACGGCATTGGTTATTCTGCCGGAGAAGAAGAAAAATAAAATCGCATAAAAAATGGCTAAGAAAAATAAATTTAATTTGAATTCCCCCTCACTAGGACAATAGCTAGTGAGGGAAGCTATGACTCCGTACAGCGAAGGGTTTGATATATCGCAACTACCATAGTCATATGGAATAAATGAATTTACTACAGAACAAGAAGTGCCAGTAGTAGAAGAAGCTAAAGATAATAAAAGATCTTTAGCTGAAGATATTGTATGGAATACTGGAAAACTAATAACTAATGTATTAGATAATGCTAATCCATTATATCAGTATATACAAAAAGAAAGACTTAGTGTTGGATTGTCTAAATTACAAGACAATTTAATGGAAACAGAATCTAAATGGATACCACAGATATAGGAAGCTCAAAACTATTTAGAAGCTAAGTCTATTGTAGATAATATCTCTAATAATATACTTACAGATGAATAGAAAATAGCAGTACAAACTGTCAATTAGTTAGAACCTAATATAAAAGAGTATGCTAAATCTAATCCGTACTTAAGAGATTTATTCTACGATACAGATCCTACGAATGTAAATGGTAGTATAGCTATAAACTTTAAAGCTTTGCTAAATGACTTTAAAGATAATAATATATTCAACGTAAATCCGCTAGATAATATAGCTACAGCGTTAGAAGATAATGCATTAAACTAGGAAGAACAAGATTTCTTATGGAACAATAAATAGCAACAAATGTCTGATAAAGAAAGATTAGACGCTATTTAGAAAGTATTATCTGATGCTAATGATGAATACGAAGATAAAACAGCTAAGATAGTAAAAAGATAGAATACTTTAAAGAAAGGTAATTGGTTGTACGATCCTACTGCTCTTACTAAAGAATTTGAGCAGAGAGTAAATGAATCTGAGTTATCTATTACTGATCCTAAATCTTGGTTTTATAATCTAGGTCATATTGGTAGTTCTTTGTCTGAAATAGAAATGATGTTCTTACAAACAGGAACTTCAATATTAGCTAATAAAGCAGCTAGAAGTCTAGCTGTTAGAGGTGCTATAACCGCTGTTCCAGGTATTGGTCAAGCAGCTACAGCAATTGCTTTAGGAGAATCAGCTTTTAATCTTTGGTTAGCTAAATATTACAGGCAATCTGAAACAGCTAGTGAAGTGTTTGACAACTATCAGCAAAGAGTATTGCAAAGTGCTAACGATAATAAGACAGATGTAAATAGAGTATTAGAATCTTGGGAACCTAGATTAGGTGAGTTAGGTTATCCTGTAGATTAGATGGACGAAAATGAAAAACTACAAGCTGGTTTAGCTCAAGGTCTTACTACAGATCAAAAAGATTTTGAAGAAATCAGAAACGATGCTTTTGATGGCTTACAAATGGTTAGAGATGTGAATGACGCTTTAAGTTATTCAGATTATTTACAAAGTATGCCGTTTTCCTATGGGGGTAAAATATTATGGAATTAGGCTAGTAAAGCATTAGCAAAAGCTAGAGGTATAGAAAGACCTTTAGATGAAATACCAAGTGTAGTAGACTAGATTGGTTTGGGTAAAGCTATTGACAGAGGGGTGGAAAATATTCTGAACAAAGCGTCTAGACCTGGACAAAATATTACTAGGAAACATTTATTAGAAAACATTGGTAAATTCGCTAAAGCTAATGCTATTAATTTTGTATCTGAACGTAGTGAAGAAGGTGTTCAATCTGTAGTTGGTAGTAGATATCAAAGAGGAGAATACGACTATTTAAAAGACAAAGGAATAAATCCTATATCTGCTGCATACAACGCTGGTCTTCTTGGGTATGAAGCCAATCTTGCTTACTTTGGTTTATCAAATGATAATTATCTAAATACAGATGATGAATTAAAGAAGGCGATGGATATTGGTGGATTCATAGGTTTAGTAATGCCATTTGCTGGTAATGCAGTACAATTGAAAAATGCAGTAAGACAGTATGCTTCAGATAAAGAAGTACAAAAACTTATTGCTAAAGGATATAGTAATGCTGAACAGGATAACAAAATGGATGTCTTCCTCGATGCTTTACAAGCTGGTAAAGATATTAATTATGTTACAGATTATTTAGAGTCTGCTAAAAAATTGAAACAGCCTGGAGTAACAGATGAAATGATAGATGAAGACAAAAATCTAGCTACTAATCTGTGGGCTGAATATCGTAATAAATCTATTGATGAAAATTTAAAAGATTTAGGTATTAAGAGAGGCAGCTCTGAGCATAGAAAAATAGTTAAGAACTATCTACATATTAAAGATAGATTGAATGAGGCAGAGCAATCAACTAACGATGTAGCCAAAGAATTAGAAAAGATAATAGAACAAGGTAAAACTAATAAAGATGATGTATTTCTACAAAAAGCTAGAGAATCTTATGACGCATTTGTTGAAAATAAAAGGTAGTCTGATGAAGATTATCAATACAAAATGAACGCTACTCCAGAATATGCAGACGAAATAGAACAAGATTTTTTATCTACTTTACCTACTTTTGATGAATATTCAAATGCTGTATATGATATTACTTATCTAAAATTATAGAATCAAGCTATAACAGATTTGTATAAAGCTCTTACTAATAGAACTAAAACTTTACAACAGTTATCAGAGGATACTGGTTTAGATGTAGATCTCAGAAATATAAATAATATGAGAAACTACATTAAAAGAGAAAAAGAAAGAATAGAAAGAAACGTTCAACAAATAGTAAGTACATATGGTATACAAAATTTAGATTAGGCTCAAGATCCAGTAAATGCTGAATAGATAAAGAATTATGTAACAGCGTTTGTAATGAATAAAGCTGTAAGAGATAGATTGAGAGATCAAGCCACAGCTTATATTACTGGTAAACTTAAAGCAGAATCATATTAGGATATCAAAGGATATTTGTTCAAAGATTTATCTGAAGAGCAATAGGATAATATTATACAAGAATATACAGATAAAGCACTAAGAGAAGGTAAACCTCAACCTAGTAGAAAATCTATTATATCTAAGTATAATCAACAAGCTCAGATGAAGTATAATGATTTACTAGAATTAGCTGATCAGGAACGTGCGTCTAGAATTGTAGCCAATTCGTTATTTGCTGAACATCTAAGTAAATCAGTTAGATAGGAAAAAGTTGCTAGAAAAGAAAAAGAGGAAGCTGGTGAAGTACTACCAGAAGAGGGAGTAATAGAAAATCCAGCAGCTGCTATTGAAGATACTACTAAGAAACAAGAAAAAGTAGAAGTTAAACCAGAAACTCCAATACAAGAAGGAGTACAACAACAGCCTGTAGTACAAGAAACTAAAACAGAAACAGCAGAACCTGTAATACCAGAGTCTATGTCTACAGATGTAGATGAAATTCTTAGAGAAGAAGAGCAAGCTTTACTAAATCAAAAAGGTAGATAGTTAGAAATAGAACCTAGTAGCGAAGATGTTCTGGTGGAAGGTTCTATAGAAGAATAGATACAATAGCCAGAAAAAGAAGTACAGGATATTATAGCCAGAGAAGAAAAAGTTGATGTAACTGTAGACGATGTTAGTCACGTAGAAGATAGCACACCTTCTCCACAAGAGCTAGAATAGGAAGATATACGTAACAGAACTTTATAGAATCCTGATGAAGTATCTGGTGTTAGTGAACAAACATCTGAAGAAGTACCAGAAATTGCTGTAGCTACAGATGCTCAAGAAGCAAATGAAGAACAGAACACTAATACAAAAGATAAAAGTAATCCAGTACCACCAACTCCAACTCAAGTAGAAGACAGCAAGCCTGCTCAGGATGCTCCTACTATAACTATAGTTGATGGAGGTATATATGTAAATGATGGAACTACTTTTATATCTGATGAAGTATTGGCAGCAGAAGCTCAAATGCTAGAAGATACTTCTACTGAAGTATATGGAGAAACTGGCTACGCTAATATGAAACCTGAAACTGTTACTAATAACTCTGATGCATTGAGTAATAGAAAGGTATAGAAAGTAAAACATGTTTCTAACACGTTTTTCTTCCAACCAGATGCTACATCTCCAATGAATATTACTGTGAATGGTAAACCTATTACTTTTACTAATAGTAAAGGAGAAGTAATACCTGTATTACCAGGAAAAGAATTATCTAAAAGACTTTTAAAGAACGGTTGGATAAATTCTGTAAATGCTTATTATATAGTAACTAACCATAGATACGGAGACACTTCTCCATATATGCAAGCTATTCACTTAGTATTAGAAGATACTGATGGAGTAATGATAGCTTCTCTAAGAACTCCAGATTATGTAGATAAAGAAATAGCATCTGGTAATTATAATTCTGAACAAGTTCAGTAGTTACAAAAGCAGAAAGAAAAGTTAATAGAAATTAGGCAACAGATAGTAAATGCTTACCTTGGTAGTAATAAAACTATACCTACTACTATTATAAAGTCTGTTAAACCAGCTAAATTAAGAATAAGTAATGGAGAATTTAATAACCAAAAATCTCCAGAAGGAGCTCCTGTAAGACGTAAACTTACAGAAGTTAATGACTTTGGATTAGAACAAAATAACGTAAGAAAGTTAGACCAACAAGTAAAGGAATTGCAAATTGGTTATGGTACTGGTTCTGTAAAAGACTTTGTTACTGAAACTTTTGTAATTCGCAAATTAGGGTCCAATGACGAATTAGCTGGTAATGGTGTTGGTAAATCTGGAGCATTATATATATTCCCAAAAGCAGAACAAACACCTAATGGTTCTATAGCTCCTATTCAATTGTCTATACATAAATTAGATTATGATATTTATGGAGATGAAGTTGAATTGGGAAAAGATGGTAAGGTTAATTCTTTAGCTGAATTAGCATATAAGTTATTAATTGGTAAAGTAAAACTTGGTGGAGCTGAGCAAGATGTGCTTGATATTATTGTTTATAATGGTTCCAAAACCATTATTGGTGATGAAGTTGGAGAAAAATATCCATTTCTAATGGATAAAATGTTGTATTATCATCCTGAAGAAGGTAATACGCATATACAATTTGCTGTAAGAAATTCTAATGGTAGACACATAAAAGTAGAATTTGATCCTAGCAGAGCTTCAGAATCTCAGCATAAATTAGCTATAAGAAAAATAGCTAAAGATCTGCATTGGAATACAGATAAGTATGCTTTATTAGAACCTATACCAGATAGTATTGTTAGACTAGCTACTTCTTATTTTAAACAGTATCCGAATGCTAAACAATTTAAGATAGCAGGTTTAGAGCAATTAGCTTTTACTAGAGAAGACTTAGGAATAGGTACTGATAAAGGACCAGTGTCTTTACTTACTTGGTTAATTAACACTGGTAAAATTGAAACAGATTTAGGTGATACTATATACAGAGCTCCTTTCATATATACAGACGGAGTAGCTGTACCACAAGTTACTGAAACAGAATTAGCTAGTGCAAGCAAACAATAGCCAGTATAGAAATCAGCATAGAAAAAGGTAGAGGAAACTAACAATAAACAAGTAAAATTAGATAATAAACCTATTTCTACTACAGGTATAGAATATGTTTCTACTGATGAGAATTGGTCTGAAGAATAGATTAAAGATTGGATGAAAGCTAATTCTCCTCAATACAAATATAAAACTGGTAAATGGCAAATAATTCGTAGAAACGGTAAACTGCAAGCTGCTCAGAAATTAGCTAAAAGGGGTTTAACTTCACAAGTAAAAGGCGAAGGTAAATTAAATGTGGATGAAGCTAGGTAGTGGCTGCAAGACAAACTAGGTATTGACAAATCAGATATTGTTACTTCAGAAGCAGTATTTAGAATGGCTAATGCTCCACAAGTATATGGTGCTTTAAAAGTATGTATGGATAGACTTAGTAGTGATACAGCAGCTAGAATATTCTTATCAGAACAATCTGGGCAAGGAGTAGAATTCCATGAAGGTTTCCATTATGTAAGTTAGTTATTAATAAACGATAAGCTTAGAGAACAAGTATATCAAGATTATGTAAAACAATATCCATATTTAAAAGATGCTTCTAAACAAGAAGTAGAAGAAGCTCTTGCTGAAGAATTCAGACAATATATGCTAAATGAAACCAAACCATCTATAGCATATAGAATTAAGAAATTATTTAATGCAATACTTAAAGTATTAGGTATTACTAGGAATGGAGATTTAGTAAGAACTTTATTTAATAAAATACGCAAAGGAGAATTTTCAAAATATAAACCATCTAAGTCCACATTAGAAGATTTTGAAAAAAGATTTGGTGGTGCATTATACTATTATGTTCCAGGAGTAGAGGATAAAGAATTAAAGAAAATGGCTTCTATAGCAGACGCTACTACTTTCTATGCAGTAGTAGATTCTTTAAATGCTACAGTAATGGATACATTTAATATTAGTAGTATTGAAGATTTACAAAGTTTACCTAAGAAGATTAATGATATATTTGATGATATTCTAACGACTAACTTAGAGTTAGGAATGTATGATGAATCTCAAGAGCAACTTATCAAAGATGTAATCAACAACAAAGAAGTATTCAAGAAACAAATAGACGATTACTTAAGAAACTTTAGTATTATTAAAAAGAATACTGAAGAATCAGAAGAACAAGAAAGAGAAGAAAGAGAACTTGGAGATAATCCTGATAATACTTGGGATAAAGAAAGTTATACAATAAGTAAAAAAGCTAATGTGGCTTTCAAAGCAAAACTATTCTTTTATTCTATACCTAAAACTAAATATGAATTTGATCCAGAAACAGGTAATAAATACTTAGTAGAAGAGGAGGATGACTTGTTGATGACTACTAGATCTGAAGATTTTAACGTTGTGTGGAATAAGATATTAGAGAATCTGTGGAATGTTGAAAGTTATTTAGACCTAGTAGATAAGTGCTATAATCTTGGTAAGGTAGATCCGTTCTTTATGACTGTATATAATAAGTTAACTTCAAAAGATGATCCTATTGATGAAGTCACTTAGACTCAAATATTAAATACAGTTAAAAGTGCAAAAAATAGTTTAACTGCAATAATTGTAGAAAGAAAGTAGATACCTTTTGCACAGAGAGGATCTGATGAACAAATAGAATATGCTACACAAGAGTATTCTAATAAATTAAAATGGAGAATTCAGAATTCTGATGTATATAGAAAGATAAGCAGGTTACCAAAGAAATGGTCACAATAGTTCTTCTTGTCAGATTTAATTGATGTTAATGAAGATGGTACTAGAACTATAAATCAAGATAAGTTCCACTCCGCTGTGTGGAAACATAAAATATTAATAGATAATGTATTAAAAAAGAAAGATAAAACTTTGGATGATTATATTAAAGTTAGATCTAGCTTTATAGATATGTGTAATAATCTATCTATTAATATGGATGATTTAGCATTAGACTATTTACTTACTAATGGAACTGGTTAGCCCAATATGCAATCATTTGAGAATTTCTGGAGATCTGCAAATGCTAGTACTTCTTTAACTAAAAGTATATTAAATAATATTAACATAGCTGCAATTAGAGGTACAAGTAGTATAAAATCCAGAAGTGGAGAAACTGCTAGAACATTTGATAGAATATTTACTAGTAGAAAACCAGATGCTTAGATAAATCTAATGGCTATAGCTTGGGGTAGAACACACCCATCTCCAGAAGAATTTAGTGTAACTGGAGCGGATGGTAATCTAGTATATCCTATTACAGAGAATAATTATATGTCAGACCAAATAAGATGGTTGAAATATAATTTGAACGGTAAAAGAGAATTATTAGGCAAAAATCCTTACTCTGCAAATTCTTTGTTATTACAATCTATAAACAGTAATGCTGATTTAATTAAATTAAATACTTATCTAAACTTAGAAGAGAATCTGCAAAACACTAATCGTGATTACTTTGGTATATCTCCTATAGAGGATTACTTATCTAAAATGACATTTGGATTTAATAATCACTTATTTTGTCCTACTATGTCTGATAAAAAGACATGGCACACTATAAGTGGTATTCAAATGGTCAAGGATTTCTTACCATCTACAGCTATCACTGATTACGAATACAATGAAAACGGAGATATAACTAGAGTTATATTTTAGGATCAAAAGAGAAGATTCTCAGATAGAACTTTAAATATATTCAAAGGATATTTAAGAGATGAATATAATGCTATATAGAAGTATTTTGCTACTAAACAAAGTGTTATAGATAATCCCAATCTATCTGTTGGTAATTACTATGGTAGTAAAAAAGGTAAATACGCTGATGGTAATGGTGGAAGATTTAGATATTTTAATAAGATAACCATTAATGGTGATACTTATAATTTAAATGAAATTCTAGCTAAAGCAGAATATTCTAATGACTCACAATCTATACAAGATATTCTTAATGTAATCAAATAGGCATTAGATAACGATACTGTAATTAAGGAAGCTATCAATGATTTATTAGTAGGTTATGTAAATAATGAAATATCAAAAGCTGTAGAGTTAGGTGTAATAGGTGAAGACTTAAGTAATAAGTATATACCTATAAACTTTGTAGAAGAATTTGAAAAAATAAGTTCTAAAACTGATAGTAGAGATAAAGGAACAGATGTGATATACTCTATCATAGCTTCACATGCCATCAACAGTGCGATTTCTACTATAGAAATAGAGAAATGTTTTACTGGAGATCCAGCATTATATAAATGGCAAAAAGAACTTATGGTATATAAGCCCAATGATGATTCATTTGTGCCTGTTATATCAGATGAAAGAACATTAGAAGCTTGGATAGATAAACATGACCCAGATGGAGATAAATCAAGTTATTCTGCTTATTATATGATAACTGGTAGAGATGTAGATAAAATTAAACGTCTATCTTCAGTATTGTCTACTGGAACAAACTTGAGAACTAAATGGGGAGATACTAAGGATTAGGAAGATAGAAGTGATTCTAAATTCCAAGTATTATAGTTATCAGATAATGAAATAGGATCTACAGTATATGATACATTATATAGTATGTTTAGAAAATCCTTAATAAAGGATATGTTCCAAAAAGAGTTTGGTGTTACTGATTAGCAAGCATTAAATGCCGTTAAGGACGATCATGCTATAGAAAGTACATTAGGTAGATTACGTAAAAAGAATCCAGATGCTATTAAGTTTATTGAACAACAAGCTAAAAATAGCGCTAAACCATATGCTGACGGAGAAATTAATCAAGCAGATGCTGCTGTTTACATCAGACCAGAGTTCTATAAGAGATTGATGAAGTCTTTAGGAGAATGGAGTCCTGAAATCGAAGAAGCTTATAATATTATGGAGTCTGATGATAGCTGGTTGAGTGATACTGAGAAGTATCAAAAAGCAATTAAAGCTATCACACAACCTCTTAAAATGGTTTACTTTGGTGATCACTTTGATTAGACTCTTGGTATGAATGTAAACACATTTGATAAAATGGCTTTATTCCCACTATTTAAGACTTTTGCTAAAGCTGATAATAAATATTTATACGATCGTATGAATGATGCTAGTAAAGGTTATATAGACATGGTAGCGTTTGAATCAGCTATTAAAGTTGGTGGTAGAAAGAAGTTATCATTCTATAAAGATGGTAAAGTAAACTTATCTGAATTAACATCTAATAGTGATGTGGATGGTGTTTCTGGTAAAGGATTAGCAACATATACTTAGGATCTAACTCAAATTAGATTGTAGCTAAATACTGATCCACACGAACACCTTGAAAGATCATTTGGTACACAAGCTATTAAAATTGGTTTTGCTAACGTAGTAGATACTCGTACTTATGGAGAAAATAAAGGATTAGCTGTAAAAGGTTCTGAAATTAAGAAGAATATTATGGATGCTATTAATTCACTCTCCAGAATAGGTTAGAACAAAATAAAAAAAGAGTTCTTTACTAATGGCAAAGTGGATAATCGCAAAATAGTAAATTATCTTCAGAGATAGGCTACAAATTCAGGTATGTCTGCTGAAATAATTGCCAATTTAACAGTTGATGAAAATGGAAATATTATAGTACCAATTGAAGCTCAAAGTATTAGAGATTGGATTCAAACTAAGATAACTTCTTTTGTCAATAAAGCAGTAGTAGATGTAAATACTCCTGGTGGTTCTGCTATTCAGATGTCTTCATTTGCATATGAAGCTGTTGGTAGAAGTGTAAAAACTGATGCAGAATTAGGTTCAGCTTTTAATCAAGGAAAGAAATTAAAATTCTTAGCTAAAGAAGGTCATATGCAAGTTATACTTAGTGAAAACTTCTTTAGAGATATATTACCAGAAGAACTTAAAAGTGCAAGTTTTTATAGTAAACGCAAATGGTTAATTGATAATGGTATAATAGGTAGTAGAATGGTAGACGGTGTAGAAGTAGAATCTAAACCTTATGGTATAGGATATCGTATTCCCACATAGGGTTTGTCTTCAATGTTCTCGTTCCAAGTAGCTGATATTATGCCAACTACTATTGGTGATACAATTATAGTTCCTGAAGAATTTACAGCTATGACTGGTTCTGACTTCGACGTTGATAAACTTTATCTGGCTACATATACATATAAAGATGGTAAAAGAGTAAGTTCAGATGAAAAATCGGAACAAGGCTATGTTAATAAGTTGCTGGATAATTACTCATTAGTACTAACTGACTTTACTAATATTGCTGAAACTAGAGCTTCTATTGATACGTTGACGAAGATTCTTCAAAAGCAAATTCTTCCAATCGTTCAACCAAAGAATACTATAGAAGTAAATCCTATGTATGAATTAGCTCCTTCTTTCTAGCTTTCTAGAAAGACAGAGTATACTGGTGGTAAAGCTGGTATTGCTCCATTTGCACTTAACTCTACTAATCATGCGTTAACTCAATTTACTCACCTATGTATCAATTATTCTAATGCTAATAGATATAACTTAGGTCAGTTAGATTAGGTATATGGAGAAGATGATCAACGTATTATGGACTGGTTATCAGCATTGATTAACGCCCACGTGGACGTTGCGAAAGACCCATATATTATGGCTTTGAACGTAAACTCTATTACTTATAATATGACTTCTCTACTCATTAGAGGTGGTAAAGGTGAGAATACTTTCTACTTCTTAGCCCAACCTGCATTGCGTAGGTTTACTAAAGAAATGTTAGAAAGTAAAGGTATAATAGGTGCAGAAAAAGGAATAACTGAAAGAGATAAACTTAAATCTATAGCTAAAGAATATATGACTTCTTTGAGAGAAGCGATTATATCATTAGATGATAGTGACTCTAATAAAGCAAAATATGCATAGTATTATAATAGTTTAGCTAGTGAATATTCACTTCCATCTATAGAAGGATATGATGCTGTTGAGGTCAATTATAATGATGTGTTTGATAAGAAAGTAGCATCTGAAGCGTTAAAAAAACCAAAAGAAGTCAATGGATTATATCAGCAAGTCATATCTATTAGAGCTTATCAAGATTTGTCTTCAGATACAGAAGTTTTATCAAATTTAGTTCAATTATCATAGATTGATACTAAGAAATTTGGTAATACCTTACCGTTACAGTTAAATTTCAAACGTAGATTAAATAGATATATAGATAATTATCAAAGTAGGTTCTATATAAATGGAGCTGATAACATAGAAAAACCTATAAACTATTACTTATCTTCTACATTCCTTAAGTAGAAACTAGATGCTGGTATAAATACTCCTAGAATATTATTAAGCGGACAAGTTATAGAAGCTACAAAAGGATATAAGACAATATTTAATGCTGCATGTGACTTCTTTTTAGGTAATTCTTCAGATAAAAACACTGTAGCTGAATTATCAAAAATATTAACTACCTCACTAAGAACTAAAGCTGTAGTGAATGCAGTTGAGGACTTTAATATTAGCGATAAGAAATTCCTTAATATGTTAAGAGGACCTAAAAGTATAGCTAAAAGGTTAACTTAGATTAAAAATGATTTAAGAAAACGTAATGATTTACCAGCAATTGCGTTCAATGGTCATATTAAGAATGAGTTACTTAACTATCTACAAGAATATGCATCTGATGGTACTAACTAGAAATATGATAGAATAGTAACAGCAGATAACGCTTTAACTAATACTGCTACTTATGAAAACAGATTATTGTCAGCATATCAAGATCTACTAGACTGTGAAGATGAAGGTATAAGAAAGTTTGCTAATAGATTGGGTGTATATGCTTACTTAACTAGTTTCGATAATAGAAGTACTGATTCATTCTTCGATGTAATAACTACTGCTTGGAAGAAACAAAAAGGTTATTCAGATGCAATTAAAGCTGCTATAGAAATACTTAATAATGATAAATTAGTAGGTATGGACTATTTTGGTTTTAATTCTGAAAACATGCAGAATAATAACTTTACAGAGTTATTTACAGAAATAGCTAGAAATGCTTATAGAAACGATAAGATAGTTAAGCCGTATCAATTAAGTAATTACGATAATAAATATGGCACATTAGTTCAAATAAAGCCTGATTCTAAACCAATGCCAGCAGTATTTAGTAGTTGGAGAGCTAATCAACCATTTATTAAGATTCAACTTAATCCTAATGACATCAATAGTTATATATTGTATCAGAAAGTAGCAACAGTATATCAAACTGATGAAAATGGTGATCCAGTAAAAAATACAAAACAATCTGTATATAAAATTATACCTGCACTTGGTACAAAAGATGATAGAAAAGTGTACTATGAATATCAAAAACAATCTGGGGAACAATCTGCGTTTGAAGAAAATGCTTTGCCTAAAGAAGCTATTTGGAACAATGGACAAATAGAACAATTAGTCTAGAAATTTTTTGAACCTATGACAAATAAAAATCATACCACTTTAGTGTATGAATCTTCAGATGCTATAGTAATTAATACTGTAGAAAAACAAGAAACAGTTAGTTTGGAAGAGCCGGAAGTTACAACAGTAGGTTCAGATTTAGAAGCATCTAATGAAATACATAATACAGAAGATACTTAGTCTTCTACTATTTATGGAGAAGTAGACGAACAAATTTCTACAATAACGGTAGGACAAGATGATTCTGTTACGTTATCAGATATGCAAGTAGACATGGAAGATGGAACTTAGACTATAATAAGTGACGATGTATTGAATTTTACAGAAATAACTGATGATGTGTTTGGAGAAAGTCCATACTTTGATTCTATATTAAATGCTGGTATTACTCAGTATGAATAGGTACAAGATATAATTACAGATATGAATACTGGAACTGATACTGTTCAAGATATGAAATTTAATGATGAAGCTTATAACAACTGTAAAGGTAAATAATTATGATTATATGTCCAAATTTTAGTGATAAGAATGTCCTAAAAGAATTTAATGAATTAAAAGAATTGGTAGGCGAAATTGGCGCCTACCATATCTGGAATGAAAATAATGGTAATCCTATTGATTAGACAAAAGATGGTAAACCGTCTAAGCTATTTTCAGACTTACTGTAGTATTACAATGGTGATAGAGCTGCTGCTATAAAAGGAAAAGCTAAAACCTTTACAGAAACGTTTAAAATGTGGTTTGGAGACTGGTTACATGATCCTAACAATTCCTCTAAAATAGTAGATGAAAACGGGGAACCGAAATTGGTATATCACTATACAAATAATCCAGAATTAAGTGAGTTTTCAGCTAATTTTGATAATTATTTTTCTAAAGTTAAAGGCGGAACTAAAAATGCATTTTTCTTTACTGAAAAACAATCAGATGGGCTGCTAGGTCGAACGATTGGTATACCAGTATTTTTAAATGTGAGAAATTTAGAGAAACACAGTGGTACAAAATAGCAATTAAGAGACAGTGGCGAAGGATTTGTACCAATAGTAAACAGGGTATCAGAATAGGATAACAGTGGGGTAGTGTTTACAAATTTTGATGATAACTAGAAAGTAAATCAAACTGTATATGTTGCTACTAGACCAAATTAGATAAAATCTATTGATAATTCTGGTTCTTTTTCTACTTCTGATAACAGAATAAAAGGGTCAGAGCTAGATGAATCCTTATAGTATTACTTAGCTAATAGTCTAGATGAAAGATATCAGCAAGATGTACAAGAATATATAGAAGCATATAGATAGTATTTTGATAAATATGATTATGCTACTAAAGAAAATCTTGAGAAAGAATTGGAAAAAGTAATACAGAAAATACACGATGGTCTTAAAGCTAGATTATATACTCTGAATAAAAAAGATACTAATGTTACAGATGAATTTAAAGCAGCTTTAACATTACAAATATCTGAATTAGAAAATAGGACAGTAGATAGAATTTAGAATATAACTAACTTTATATATAGTACTAAATATGATATATTATCTACCATAAGACAAATCAGAGATGTGGTAAATGGAGTGTAGGATAAAATGACACTAAAGTAGCTGTTGGATTTAAAACAAGATTTCTTTAATTTTTATTGTCCAATGCTAGATGAATGTGTTAATACTTTATCTGCTACAGAAGAATATAAATATATAGTTGGAGAAAATCTATATAGAAATTTATTAAAGGAAGCAAAAAGAATGCAGACTATCCTAAATGTAGGAGCTAACAATGTTAATAATATGATTACTAAGTAGTCTGCTGAAGAAATTAGAAGAATTGGTATATCTGTTAATAGTCCAACTATAGAAAATTATATATAGGAACATCAAGAAACAGTAGGTAAAGACATATTAGCTATTACCGCTTGGGTAGGAGCTGGAGATAAAATTAACGACGAAGCTATTAGAGCTTTATTTCATATAACTCAAAATGCAGAATTTGAAGTTAATAGAGCTACTTACGAAAAGTATAATAAACTAACAGAACTATTAAAAAAAGCTGGTACTTTTAATCAAAAAAAATTAGTAGAGCTTGATGAAAATGGTTTACCTACTGGATATCTAGTCAGAAAAAGAAACTACGGTAGATTTAATAATGACTATAAACAATTCTTAAAGTAGCTCAGAAGTGATTTAGGCATGTTAGATGTAGATGATTTACGTTCTGTAAATCCAACTATACGTACAGAGTATAATAAAAGAAAAAATAAATGGTTATCAGAACATTGCGAAAGAAAATATACTCCTGAATACTATGAGCTATTTAATAACCTATCACCTTTAGCCGCTGATGCTAGAGAATTAGTACAAATAAAAATACACAAATTGCTAGATACGGTAAAAGACGCTAATGGATTCTATGACACAAGTAAGTTATCAGAAGAAAATCAAAGTAAACTAAAGGATTTATATTTAGAAAAAAAATAGTTAGCTAGTATATATGGTATAGATGGAAAATTAAAACAAGGTGAAGAATATGAAATAGCTGTAGAACTAGCTGCATTAAATGATAAATTGTCTAAAGGTATGGTTTTAAAATCAAATAAAGCATTATTTGATAAAATCAAGGCTGAAAAAAAAGCAAATTTATCTGAAGCTCAGTATCAAAGATGGTTATAGTATAATTCTAGAGATGAGTATACTTAGGAATTTTACGATGATCTTTCTAAAGTAGAAAGATCTGAAATAAATAATGAATCAGATAAAAAGCTATATGAATAGTTACAAGAAAGAAAGAGAGCCATACTTAAACAATTTAGAGATGATAAGACACACGAAATTGAAAAATTAATACCAGGAGTTGCTCAGGCTGAATTAGATAAAATAGATGTAGATTTATATAAGATAAGAAAAAGAAATGGTAAAAAGAAAACTACTGGATTAAAATTCAATGATATAGCTAAAGTAACACCATCTAAATTATTTTATAAACTTAGAGCCGATGCTATTGCTAATGGAACTTTAGCAGAATTTGAAATGACACATTGTAATAGAGATAGTCAAGGTAATATATATCCTAAATCTTATCTCACAACAGTTGTTCCAGTAAAAGAAAAATACATACTTAAAGAATAGCCATCTATATACTTTTCAGAGGTAGATTAGAATTCTCCATTTGTTAATAAGAACTACAAACCAGAAGTTGAAGACCAAGGAGAATACTATTTGCCTAAATTAGAACTATATGATAATTCAGAAGCGTTTAATAAAGTGTCTTTAAATGAAGATTTGCACGAATTATATAAAGAGTGTGTGAATACTCTTAAAGAATCAAACAGCAAACTTACTAATCTTACTAATTTAAGTTCATATAGATTGCCACAAATATCAGGTTCTATGTGGAGATATGTTAGAGCTAGAGGATTTGAAGGTTTTAAGGAATATTGGAAAGATAAAGTATCTACTAGAAATGACGATACTGGTTTAAACGATGAAACAGTAGATACTGGCACAGATAAATTATATTTTGTTCCACAGAATTATGTTAAAAGTCTGGATGATCCTTCTACTATTACAGCTAATACTGTTGGCTCTATAGTAGAGTATTTTAAAATGGCTGAAAACTTTAGAATAAAAAGTGAACTCAAACCTAAAACCGAAGCTATCTTACAATTTATAGGCAATCGAGACGTTAAAAGTAAGTACAGAGGGAGAAGTAAAAAAGGATAGGAATCTAATATATATAAGTTTGCTAAAAGTTTCGTAGAGATGAATATATATGACATTAAGACTAAATCTGCTATATGGGATATCAAAGAAAGAGATTATTCTATACTAGGATTTAAAGGTCATATAAAACCTAGAAAAGTTAATTTTACTAAATTAATGCTAGGATTAAAAGCATTAGGAACTACCGTAAATCTAGGTTTAAATATTATATGTGCTACTACCGGCTTTTTTACGGCAGTTTATAATGATATAATTAATTCGCTTTCTGGTAGGTATTATAGTTTTGAAGATAGTATTAATGGTGCTAAAGCTTTGATTGTAGACTTATTTAAAAATAATTTCAGTTTACTTAGTGATTATCACAATAGTACATAGATGAAACTAATGGAATATTTTCAAGTAGGCGCTGAAATAAAAACAGATAGACTTAATCTATCTACTTTTCAAAAACAAATAGCTAGAAACTGGGCTTTTGGAGTATACTCTTTAAGTGATTATTTCGTAAAGGGTCATATACTAAATTCTGTTATGTACAACTATAGATACGTAAATGGAGAGTTTCTTAGTAGAGAAGAATTTAAACGTAAATATAGTAATGATGAAGTAATGCTAAATCAATGGAGCACGTTTAGACCTTCTAGAGATTTAGTAGAGTATAAAAATGGTAATATTGTAACTAAAGACCCTGTGCATCAAAAAGCTTGGGATGCTAAAAAAGAAACTATTGGTAATACTGCTAGAAATTTAGCTCAATCTGCTGACGGTCAGCTTACTCCACTATAGAAAACTATGTTAAGTAGTAATATTATAGGAAGTTTAGTAATGATGCATAGACAGTTTATGCCTATTATACTTCAAGAAAGATGGGTATAGAATAGACAATGGGATTATAGTTCTCAAAGATATAAAGAGGCTTTGTTTAGAGTTCCTTTTAGTATTATTTCTGCAATAAGAAGAGATACTAGGAATATTAGTTTATGGTAGAAGTATATGTAGAATTCTACATACGATTAGCGTAGAGTAATAAGACAATTATCTTTAGAACTAATAGGTGTACATATATTGCATTTCTTCTTAATGCCAATAGCAAAGGCTTGGGCAGATGATGATAAAGATAATATATTAAAACAATTATTAGCTTTTGCTTTAGTAAGAACAGATTTTGAAACTATGATGTCTTCTACCCCTTGGGCAATCCAAGACGCTATCTCAACTATCAAAACTCCATTCCCCATTTATAGTTATTATGATAACTTTTCTGGATTAATTTCTACTGTACCAGCATGGGTACATAATCTGATTAATAATGAAGATGAAAAAATAGATAGAGGCGCTTATGAAGATTTTTCTCCTACTTTTAAATTTGGAATGAAAATGACTCCGTTTAAAAATATATGGGAATTATAGGATATACCTTCTAAAAGAAGATATTACGAAACTCAAATTGCAAATAGAGATTCTGATTAATGAAAAAGGCTGGATTATTTCCAGCCTTTTATTTTTAACAAGTACAAGTATAATCAGAGCAAAAGTCATTTGACTTAAGCAAATCATCAAATTGATCTAAGTAGTCTTTCCAAATAACAACTAAATCTTTTACATCTAAATAACTATCAGTAAATCTACCTTTTTTACAGAATTCTAATTCTTGTATTTTATCTTTACTAACTTTAAATGAAAAGACAATATAAGATTGTTTATTTATAGTATAAGGAAACCAGTTATAATATGTTTTATTACAACTGATTTCCTCTATTTTTTTAGATAGTTCATAATGACTACTAAACTTATAAACTAAATATAATTTTCCTTCAGAATTGTCTCCTTTTAAATTTGTATACATATTTACAAATGCTGGACAATCAAAGTAAGATATCTTCGCTTCTATAAAATCACTTAAAAATATTAAGCATTTATTATAGTTTTTCAACACCATCACCTTCGTAGTATTCTACTGAGTGATCCCATTGATCTGTACTGATATGATATGAAATTTTCTGTAAAGAATTGTTAATTAAATCAACTTTCTCACTGAGTATTTTATCATTTTTCATGTTAAACACTCTAATTTGATTTTCAGAATCTTTACCTATGGCAATAATATATGCTTCAAAATCATATTCTTCAGAATTAAGATTTAATACCTCTTGCATATACCATTGAATTGCTAATCCATAATAAGCAATTTGTCTGTAATAATCATATTCTTCTACAGAATGTGCAAAATCATAGACATTTACAGTTGTTTTTAAGTCAATTAGAATTATCTTCTTATTAACATGATCAAAACATACTCTATCTAGTAAAGATTTACATTTAATATTATTGATTCTATTAACTTGCCAGTTAATATGAAATTCATTATGAGTTTCAAAAGTAGATGGTAAATTAAAAAGCAATTCATTTGCTTTCTTGTGATTCTGAATATTTTCCTTAATCTTCTTAAGCATTTGTAAATCAGCAAAGCTAATTATCTTCTTATTATCATCTTTCTTACTCAAGTATTCTAAGTAATCTTGATAAATCATAATAAGACCTTCAGCTTCTTCAATACATTTCTCATCAGATTTCTTATTACTATAAGCTTTTTTATAAGCAGATAGTTTAAGCTTATCTTGAGATTCTAATGGATTTACTTGCATAAGTCTATGATACTCATCTAATAAATCCTTTTGCTGTTTTACTTTAGGTGTTGCAAAATCAAGAATAATATAATCTTTCCAGAATTCATCTGGTTGAAGTAAATATTCATGAATCATAGTTCCTTTTTCAAGAAAAGAAAAGTTCATTCCCTCTTCTTTTCCATCAAGCATATCACGAAAATACCTAGGACCTCTTTTAATAAACCATCCTATTGCAGAATTACTTACTCTGCTATTATCTTCGTAATAAGGAATACTAATATCCATCTTATTCTTTAACATACTCTATAATTACTTTTTCTTCTATAGCTTGTATTTCTATAGTATTATCAATAACATTATTGAACATTGCTTCAATTGCAATACGTTCATTATCTGTAACAATTCCTTCTACTTTCATACTTAATCCTCCATGTCGCTAATTACAGCTGACTCAGGAACTTCTGCTGAAGTATCCCAAACTAATTCATCTTCTTTATCTTGTTGTAGTTCAACTTCTTTAAATGTCTTAAGCCAATCTGCTACATTATTATTGTACGCTTGACTAATAAGTTTATCTAAGAATGCTTGTTCTACTTGTTTCTTTTCTTTTTCTGTCATAATATCTAACACTACAAATTCATAATTCTTTTTAAAACTATAACAACCATTCAATCTAGAACAATTGTATCTTCCAGAATTTACGTCACTAGATCCATCATGCCAATGTCCATATAAATGATATTTACTCTTTCCAAAGGAGAAAACATCTAGAGCTTCATTACAAAATGGATTATCGTGTGTTAGTAGTATATCACACTGTGGTATATCTTCATAAGTATCAAATCTACTAAATGCCCATCTGTCCTCTTGAAATTCAATTGGTTTAATCCAAGGAGATCCGTAGAATTTAATACCTTCATATATATACATTTCATCTATAAGAAATACTAATTTGCCTTTAGATAAAACTTGCATATAATCTTTAAAAGAATTCCATTCATTTAATTTATACTTATATTCTAAGTAAAAATCATGATTACCTGGTATGACAACTACCTTCTTACAAGGTAATTTATCTATCCATTTTATGAATTTTGTTTCCCACCAATGTTTAGATGCTTCAATATTTCTTTGAGCACTTAATGTTACTATATCACCACATATACATAGTATATCACACTTAGGTATATTCTCAATGAGATTACCATGTATATCACTTATACCGCATATTTTCATGTTTATATAAGTTAAAAGGCTAGAATATATCTAGCCTTATTTGTTCTCACGCTGCATTACAACATTCACAATCGTCATATACATCATTACATTCGTCACAGTCATCACATTCATCATCGTATTCTACAGTATCACTAACTTTAGTTGGTATGTTTTCAGTAGAGATATTCATAATGTTTATAATTTCCTGAAGGCTAATGTCTTCATCTTCTAGCATTTTGACTTCACTCATGAAAGAAACAATGTTATCCATAGAAAGCAGTTTAATATTTTCTTTACAGAATTTTACCACTTCTTCTTTGTTCTTAATACCAAAATCATCAGCTAGCATAGGTAAGAATGCAGCATTTTCATCAGGAGAATATCGACGTAAATAACGAACACGTGAACAACGATCTTGCATATACTGACTAACTTGGCTTAAGTCATTGCAAGTCATAATTACTAGTTTCTGTGCAGTCTTTTCAACTCCATCTAAGAAATCTAGCATATACTCAGTTTTGAAGTTCTTTTCAACTTCGTCAAACAAAACACATACTGGAGTAGTAAAGGACTTAAAAAACTTAATAAGTTTACCTTCTGGATAATCAGGATTAACTACAATAATAGGTAAACCTGATTCCTTAGCTAATATTTTTGCCATTACAGTCTTACCTGTACCTTTAGTACCAGCTAGCATTACACCAGTAGTATTTGTATTTGCTTTATTAAAATAGGTTATAATACGCTTCTTAAATACGTCATCAGTTTTAGTAGAATAGATTTTCTTTGGTAGATTTAATTCACCATTCTCCTTAAATATAGGTGAATCTTCCCATCTATTCCAACTCAGATCATATACTTTACCAGGTATCAAATCATAATCAGCACCTTTAGGTTTTGCAATTATCTGTTCTCCTATTTTAATAAATTCGTTCTTTGCCATAATCTGAAAATTTAAGATTTTAATTTGTTGATTAATTCATCAACTTGTTTTTTATTCTTTACTAAGTAAAACTTAGTATCTGGTTCATTCAAGCTTAAATAATACTTGAATAGTTTTTCTCTGTTTGCCCAAGAATCTGTAGCAAATCCTTTGCATTCTATAACAAAACCATCTCCTACAAAATCTGGTAAATAAGTAATAGCTCTAACTGTAGAGTTATTATATGCAAACTTAGGAAGTAAAGTATATCTATGCTGTTCATATTCGGCTGATATACCTGCTTCCTTTAGTTTCTAATATGTATAAGCTTCTAACTTAGATCGAAATACTATTCCATCTATTTCTTGTTTAGTAGCATTACGCACTTTCTTGTTTAAGACTTGTTTTAGCATAATTAATATAATGTTGCATACTATCACTAGTTATTTTAAACGTTTCAATTCTTTCAGAGAAATTACCATTTTCATCCGTAAATCCTACTGAATGTAAGAAAGAATAATCTTTATTATGTTTAAAAGCTTTAAACATTTCTTTAATCGAATTTCCTATAAACTTGCATTTTTTATTCCATTCAATAAATTCTCCATGCAACAATACACTTACTAATTTGATTGGAATTAATAATAACTTTCCAAGTATCAGAGCTAAATCAAAAGGTAATGCTATTACTTTACCTATAGTTTTTAATAGTTTCATTTAACCAATTTTTTATTTCTTCAAAGCTATTTGCTTTAACAGCATCAGATACATCTTTAGCTTTGAATTTTTTGTTAATAAACATTGCTTCTAAGCCTGTTTCTCGGCTTAATTTGCGACTTCTTTTTACTCCAGCAGTATCTCTATCAAATAGTATTATAATACGCTTAAAACGCGTCTTAAGTTGCTCTAATACATCTTTAGGTAGAAATGTACTCTCTGAAGATGGAGAAACTGCTGGATAACCCATTTCATGCAAACACATAACATCTTTCATGGACTTTGTGATAAATAATATATCACCTTTTTGAGGCAACTGCTCATAGCCTTGGATATCATAGTCTGTAAGATTGTTTCTCCACTTAGTATATTTATCTGCTAGTGGTCTATATATCTTAAAGTTATTATAGACCTTATATGCATACATTGGATTTTCTCGTTTATAAGTACCCTTTACTATCCCATTACATAAATAATATTTAATACTATTTACATTGAATTTCTTTAGAGTATTTATAGAAATATTGAACTGTTTCCAGTAATTGATATCTATATCAGTAAATTCCTGACGTACTACACCAATTACTGTTTCAGTTGGCGGTATATATTGCTTAGAGCTAACGAGTTTGGTGTTATTAGTAATGTTTAACTTATCTACTATATCAGATAGTATATCATTATATTCTGTTTTACCAGTAAATAATGATACAAATTTAATTACATTACCACATTCACCTGTTCCATGATCTTTAAAAAGTAGTTGTTTAGTACGTTTACTATAGTAAATACCAAAGGATGGATTTTTATCCTTCCTAAATGGACTATTGTATATCATACCTACTTTAAATTGACCTATATATTTTGCATATATATCATATTCTGTTACTTTAGAAAGTATCCAATCTAGAGTAATATTATCTGGGAGTTTTGCTCGCTTTCTACTATACATATGCAATCTGTTTTAGTTTGCTACTAGTCGTGGAATCGAACCACGCCTATCCAGAGATAGATTTTTATTTCTGCTGTGCAGGCTCACGCTTCCATAAATTATCTAATATCCTTAAATTGATAGTGCCATATAGGATTGTAACAGATCCTTCTAGTAGTTGAAACTATTCTTCTTTATCAAATAGTTTCGATATTCTTTTTATAGTTCGTTCTGCATCTTCATCAGTTAAAGCTTCACCTGTCTGAATGTAGATATCAGAAGTTGTTTCTTTCTTCATTGGTCTAACTGAATGTCCGTATCCCCAATTCATTTTAAATTTAGCATTCCAGAATTTAAACATCCAGTATCTAAAGAACCAAGGAGATATTGCTGTAAGTATTTGTCCTTTAATTAAAGGATCTTCAAACTTTTTAATTATAACTTCAACTCCAAGAAATCCTATAGGTGCTCCGTTAAAATAACCAGGATCTTCATTATCTGCATATGCAGATATTTGAACACGATATCCTTGGGATTCTAGCATATCTATTATTCTCATAGCAGTATATGCACGAATCATAAGATTTTCAGCTGAACACCAGCAATTCTCACATATAGAAATATGAAGCTTAACGAACTTACCAGTACCTATACCATGTGTAGGTATTCTTTTCTTTAGGCAAGGTAGACCTTCTATATACCGATCAAAGTTCATATCATCTCCATCAGAATCATCGTATTTATATTTATGTTTACGACCTCCTAGATTTATATCCTTTTCTATTTTCTTTAAATTATCTAGACCTTTGGTATAACTATATTTAGAATCATATATTTCTGCTGTAGATAATCCTCTAAAACTAGGATCATCGTTACTTTCAATATTATTTATTTCAGCAGGATCACCTCCTTCAATATTGTCACATTCTCTATAAAATTCATCTAATGAATTTATATTAATATTTAAATTCAGTTTTTTCATTACGCTGCCGTTTTAAATTTTGCTGTTACAGTAGAATTTGAAAAATCTTTACGTATAGCTTCAATTATTGAAGCAGTACTTTGTTTAGTTTTATTTTCTTCTACTTTTTGAATATATTGTTTTACTATATTCTTTTCAGTATCAGACCAGTTAATAATAAGCATATCTTTCCAGTCTAACATACCTACTTTCTTCATCTTTTCTGCTGCTTGAATCATACGAGTAGAAGCAATACGACGTAATGAATTTATTTTAATACAGTTGCGTAGTAAATAAATATAATCTACCACTTCGTGATCAAATTGTGACTCATATTTAACAGAGTAATCTACTTCAATTATTGCTCCAGTAAAACGGTCAATTGTTGAAGCATCTAACTGGTTATTAGCAACATACTGACGGTCTGCCCCATTACCAAAAGTATTTGATGTAGCAATAATAATACATTCAGGATGTCGTAAGACAGTACCTGTAGTAGTCTCTATTTCACCGTTTGCTAATGCTGCATTAATAACCTGTGCTACAGATGGATCGAGCGCAGTCATCTCATCTATAAGGATTATTGACTTCTTAGCATAGAATTCAGCAAACTTAGTTGCTTCACGAGTAGGATATTTATATCCTGTAAATTCTGTTGCAGAAGTACCAATACCACAAGA